AGTTTGCGTGAAGTGAACGATCCGGGCATACAGGTTATCGATACTTATTATTATCTGACCTCGTTTGGACAACTGGCGCCGGGCATATCGTGACCGTGTTGTTAAAAACGTCTCAATTGCCTACGCAGTAGAGAGAGCTCTCGCATTGACGAGAAACAAGACGGATTTTTCTGAGGATTATTCTGGTCCGGAAGATCGATCTGATGATTTTGGAAGAAACGTTGACCAAAGAGACGCAGACTTGCTCAACTTGGTTTGGCAATACTTGGATGTGCCCGGAGCCGAATTTTTGACGATTGGCGAAGGAGGACTAACTGTTAAGACGGCGAAAAACATCATCCTCCTTTATGTATTTTCCAATAATTATGCTCTGCGTAGAGCTGGGCGGAAAATTTGGAAAGTGAAGGATATAAAACTAGAGGGTTGGATTAAGGAATCTTTGGTTTTCTTTGCCCTTAGGCTCAGAGCTTATGAAGCGGCAAAGGCTAATGCAGAAAAACAATAAGGGAAAACCGTGCGAATGTCTCAGGTAAAGATGGGATATTCGCCGGATTATTTCTCAACTTGCCCTGATAAAATTTAAAAATTACATACAAACCCTAGGAGATCGAAAATGAATAAATCCCTTTCTGTCCTAGTTGGACTGACTGCTCTTCTATTGGCTGGATGCAAATCTGAAATCACGATGCCAGTCACATACTCAGAAGTTTTTGGCGCTCCGGTCATTAAGAATGCCCGATTGGATATTGAAGTTCCGGCATGCAAAGAATACAAGAGCGACTTAGAAAGTTCTTCTGTCTTAGAGGCCAAGCAAAAAATTAACTACGTTTTCCCAAATGCGACTTATTTGGGGTGCAAGAGAGGAAGCGGAATAGACACTTTTGCCCAGTTTCAACTTCCATTTAAAGTGGGCGGTATTGGGCTGAAGGATTGCAATGCCAATGAGATTTGCGTCGGTTCCTCTCAAAACAATCAGTTCATGAATGTTTTTATTGGAAAAGACATAAAAACCAAGATTGATGAGTTATCGCGATCTGCCACGATTTACGGTCCGAAGGATGTGAAGGTACGGTTGGTCTTTAAGAACGATACAGACCAGACTCTCGGAATCGATTACATAAGTCTTTTCTTGAGTGATGGAAAAGAAACCATACCAGTGCATAACGTGAAGAATGCCAAGTTTAATTCTGGATTTGCCGCGTATATGACATTGAGTGACGTAGCCTCAGCCTCTTTGCTCCGAAGGGGCGTGGTTAGTGTTACAAGGTTCCCAGATAGAGAATTTAAGGAAGTGCAAGCACCAGCTAAGAAATAGCATTTATTGCAATGGGTATCTCGGTGTGGTATCGTCAATAAGACAATTTCAAGCCTGTGATACTCAGGCGCCGATAGGCTTAATCTGAACGGGTTCCTTGCGGAGGAGCCCGTGTGTCCAAAGAAAAGAGGATGCAATGACTAAGCCGATCGATCGATTACATGAAAGCTCCGATTTCGGGGCTTTTTGTTTTTCGGCCGTTCGCTAAATCTTCGATTGTCCTCCCGTACTCCAAAATCGAATTATTAAAGAACAGGCGGACGGCCAACAGCTCAGCGGTTTCATTGACCTCAATGATTATCGACAACCGCCAGCCTCTCGGTGGGCTTAAGCACCGAGCCATTTACAACATCCAGCAAGCCTAGATTCCCAACGGGAAGATGCTCACTCCGCTGGATTTCTAATTCTCCTGACGAGAATGGCGGAGAAAACCGCCTGAACAAACTATCTCCTGGGGTTGGTTGGAGTGCGCTCGGCTGAAAGATGTCGGGCGCACCTTTTTTAAGCTATGAAAGAATCTGAACTCAAAATTCTCTACAGGCCGGTCAATGACCTGATTCCGTACGCAAATAATGCCCGGACGCATTCTGAGGAACAGGTGAATCAAATCGCCAGTTCGATCAAGGAATTTGGGTTCAACAATCCAATCCTGGTTGATGAACAGGGTGGAGTGATTGCCGGACATGGACGCTTAAAGGCGGCCAAAAAGCTTGGTCTTAAGTTTGTTCCGACCATCGAGCTAAGCGGATTATCCGATCCTCAGAAGAAAGCCTTTATCCTCGCAGACAATCGAATTGCTCTGAATTCTGGTTGGGATATTGATCTCTTGAGAATAGAGCTGCAGGAATTGCAGGATACAGATTTGGCGCCGGTCACTGGTTTCTCCGACGAAGAGCTGAATGCTTTGTTGTGTGGAACTACCGAACCCGCTGAGCAAGAGGACGAACCGGAAAAAGAGGAGCCCGAGGCAGACAGCTTTAATCTGACGCTCTCAATTCCGATCGAATACAAAGAGCAGGTTCAGGATTTCGTTAAAAGTTTCGGACCCGAGGATTTAATTCAGAAGATCATCGATGTGACCAGTTAACCAAAAGAAGGTTGAAGGCATGGAAGAAAAAGTTCAAAAGAAGCGGACTCGTCCACGCATTCAGATTGATCTGGAGAAGGTTGAACAACTGGCTCAGGTTTGTGACAACGAGGAAGAGATTGCTCTCGCGCTCGGGATTAGTTATCGAACCTTGAGAAATCGAAAAAAAGATTTTGCCAATTTTGCCACCGCCATAAAAAAGGGAAAGGCTAAGGCCAACGCCTTTGTTGGTGGCAAGTTGATGGCTCTCATCCGAGAGGGAAATCCGGCAGCGACCATTTTTTACATGAAGAGTCGCTGTGGGTGGAAAGAGACTGACCGTAAGGAAATTACCGGCAAAGATGGAGAGCCGGTTAAAGTCGACAAGGTTAACCAGCTGGATCTAAGCAAGCTCACCTTGGAACAATTAGACGCGCTGGAGGGTATTGTGAATGCGGCTTCCAACGATACAGGAGATCAGACTAGCTAAGGCTCGGAAGGGCTTGTCTTACTTCACATTGCACACAAAACCTGATTATCTTCTCGGTTGGGTACACAAAGAAATTTGTGATGAACTGGACAGGTTTCTACAGGACGTAGCGGACAAAAAGTCTCCTCGGCTAATTATCACGATGCCTCCTCGCTCTGGAAAGTCCGAGCTTGTTTCTAGGCGCTTTCCGGCTTTTGCTCTGGGGAGAAATCCTGAACTTCAAATCATCGCAACATCGTATTCTTCAGACCTATCACAGCGCTTCAACAGAGATGTTCAGCGCGTAATAGATGATGAGAAATACTTTGACCTGTTTCCGAATACTCGGCTCAGCAATTCGAGAGTGCGTACCGATTCCCGGGGATCGTATATAAGAACCTCTGACCTATTCGAGATCGTTGGTCATGCCGGCGCCTATCGTTCCTGCGGTGTGGGTGGCGGCATCACTGGACAGGGTGCCGATATTCTGATTATCGATGACCCGATTAAAGATCGAGCTCAAGCAGGTTCTAAGACGATCCGAGACTCCATCTGGGACTGGTACACATCGACCGCTTACACTCGACTGTCACCTGGCGGAGGCGTCATCGTAATGGCCACCCGTTGGCATACCGATGATCTGATTGGTCGATTGATCCAGAGAATGGGAGAAGGCGACACGTTCCGGATCGTGAATTATCCAGCAATCGCCGAGCATGACGAATTGCACCGCAAAACTGGGGAGGCTCTGCATCCTGAGCGTTATCCGCTCTCAACTCTGCTGCAGATCCAGAAAACGATAGGCAGTCGAGATTGGGAGGCGCTATATCAGCAGCACCCAGTTCCCGATGGCGGTGCCTTGTTCAAGCTTGAATGGTTTAGAAGATGGACGGCATCAAGCCTTCCTCCCGAGTTTGACCATACGCTCATGTCGTGGGATATGACGTTCAAGGATTCCAAAAACTCCGACTATGTGGTCGGTCAGGTTTGGGGCAAAAAAGGGCCGAATTTTTACCTGCTGGATCAAGTACGAGGCCAGTGGGATTTTGTCAAAACTAAGGAAATGGTCCGAGTTTTGGCGCAGAAGTGGCCGCGAGTTGTCCGGAAGCTTGTTGAAGACAAAGCAAACGGCTCGGCGGTTATTTCAGAGTTGAAATCTACGGTTTCGGGATTTGTTCCGATAACGCCTACCGAATCGAAAGAGGCCCGAGCCTCTTCTGTTACTCCCTACTTTGAAGCTGGGAATGTTTTTATTCCGGAAGACACTGAAGCGCCTTGGGTGCCGCATTACGTCAGTGAGTTGCTTGAGTTTCCCGCAGGTTCTCACGATGACCAGGTGGACAGCACAACGCAAGCCTTGAACTATTTCCGCAATGGCTCAGGAGTCATTTTGACCCGAGAGCAGATGCAACAGGCACGTTTTAGATTTTGAAAATCATGAATCAACTAGACGAAAACAAACGCCGAAAGATCAATCAAAAGATCCTCGACGCGGCAGGCTCTCGCTTCGTGCCTCCTAGAACATCGTTCTCTTCAGAAGATGCTAAAGCGCTCTTTTATCCTCCGATCACCTTGAACACAAAAGAGCCGGAGAAAGAGGAGTCTCGCTTCACGAACGATGCTGCGATTGGCTCGAGTTTCAACGCGTACTATGCATCTTTGACACAGCACGCTTTGGACCTAGGACAGTTTCCGATGACATCGTTTGTCGGTTACGGTGTCCTTCAGAATATCGCCCAAAACGGCATGATCCGCACCTGTATTCAGACTGTCGCGGATGACATGTGCCGGGAATGGATTCAGGTAGAGGGCGGCGAAGACGATTCGGCGGATAACGTTAAAAAGCTCCAGGATTTGCAGGAGAATAAATATCGACTGAGACGGCTCTTTAATGAAGCTCTGAGCCTCGTGGGTTTCATGGGAGGATGTTTCATTTTCGTTGACACTGGAGTTGAAGGAGAGACTTTAAAGCTTCCTTTGAACTACTCAGACAAGTCGGCCGAACTGGTAGGTGAAGATAAGTCTGTCAAATTTGTTGTCATTGATCCGGTCAATGTTTCTCCTGGTTTCTACAACGCCAACCAGCCGCTCAAAGATGATTACCTTAAGCCAAAGTCTTGGTTTGTTTTTGGCCAAGAGGTACACGCGTCTCGCCTGATCCGATTGGTTGACAATGAACCTCCGCTGCTCCTTCGTCCTGCATACAACTTTCTTGGCATTCCTCAAGCTCAGATCCTGTGGGATTATGTGCTGCACTGGAACAAAGCCCGGGAAACGGGGGTCAGCATTCTGGAGAAACTCAACCTCACGGTATTCAAAACAAATTTTGCTGAAGCTTTTGAGGCTGGCGGGATTGAGCAGTTAGACGCGAAGATGATGCTCTTACAGCGTTATCGCTCTAATGAGGCCATTTTTGCCTGTGATTCTTCCGAGGATCTGCAGAACATCACACTGACGACCTCAGGAGTTGAAGGCATTATTCGTCAAGCTCTGGAATTCATTGCGGCCATTAACCGTACGCCGGCAGTCAAGCTCCTCGGAATCTCTCCGAGCGGTTTCAATGCGACCGGTCAGAGCGATATCCGGAACTATTACGACCATATCAAGTCGAAACAGGAGATCAATCGAGACGCAATACAAACCGTCTTGAAGGCCATCCAGCTTGTCGAATTCGGTCATGTTGATCCGTCCATTTCCTTCAAGTTCAACGAACTCGGAGAGGCTGATGCCGCGGCCACAGCAATCACGGCTAAGACGAAAGTCGACATGTTGGCTGTGCTGCAGGACCGCAATGTTCTGAGTGCTGAAGAGGTTCGTGAGTTTGTTCGACGCGATTCCGATATGGGTTTGGACTTCATTCCGGAAGAACTGCCAGAAGAGATGGAGGGAGAGCTCATGACCGATGATCCCAGTCAGCAGAATGAGCTTATGAACAACTTCCTGAAACAGCGCTCGGCCGAGAACGTGGCGCCGGCGCCGAAGGTTGATGAAGACAAAGCTGGAGAGATTTTCTAATGAAGACTGCTCGTGCTGTTCAGCCGAATCTAGGCAGACAGGCAAAGTTCAAAAAGAAGCTCGACACCTTCTTGCGGTCCTTCAGAAATAGGATTCTCAACGAGATTCTCCTTTATCTGTCCGATGTTGGAGGATTGACCGAGGACGCTTCCTTAACGTTCCGTCCGGACGATCCTCTCGATCGCGCACGGCTTCGAAATATCAAGGAACGAATCAACCGCTTGGTCCTTCGTGATCCGGATCGATTCCGTCGCAATGTTGACGAATTCATAGCCCGCAACATGGGCAATTGGATGAAAACTGCAGATCGGGAAACACGCCAGATTGCTGAGTGGTACGTGAAAAACCTTGCTGCCGATGTCTCGACAGCGCAAAAGGCATCGCTCAAGGCGGCGGGTATTCCGGATTCCGTTTTTGCTTACGAGATGAGGCAGACGCGCAAGCACTTCTTCATCACACCTCAGGCAATAAATGAACTACCGGGAATGGTTGCCGACACGACGAGCCTCATCAGCAACATCACAACATCCGAGCTGGCAAATATCCGTGGTGCTTTTATGGATGCGTATGAAGGTCACGGGACCTACTCGCAGATTGTCGAGGCCCTTGGACGATCGTCTTCATTTACGGCTCAACGAGCTCAGCGTGTGGCAATTGACCAAACTCTCAAACTGAATCAGCAGATTCAGCAGGCCAACTGCAAAGGTTTAGGGATTACTCGCGGGGTTTGGATTCATGTCCCTGGCAAGTACACCAGTCGAGAAAGCCACATTGAGATGAACGGAAAAGAGTTTGATCTTTCTAAAGGACTATACGACACAGAAGTTGGACGGAACGTGATGCCAGGAGAACTTTACTGGTGCCGCTGTCAGTTCAGAAGCATCCTTCCGGATTAAACAATATTCGAGGTTAATACTGTGGGAATTCTAAAACGCACGGTTGCAATTGATTCTGTGAGTGTTCGATCTGTGGACGATAACGGTTTTCTCCATGTCCAAAAGTCTCCACTGACAAGAGTTCAAGTTGCTCCGTATTACGGGAAGGAAATCGCAGGCTGGCGAGAGCTCGGACTTGATCCGGAGAAGATCTATCACGCTTATCGGCCGCCTGAAGAACTCAGTTCCCCTGAAACGATTCAATCAATTAACGGTATCCCGATTCATCTGGAGCATCACGATGATCACGGAGCCCCCGAGAACAAACAAACTCGGGTCGGCACTACCGGAACGGACGGAGCTTTTGAGGCTCCGTTTTTAGTTAACTCTCTCCACATTTACGACAAGGACGCACGCAGCAGGATCGAGGACGGTTCAATGCGTGAGCTGAGTCTTGCGTACACGTTCGAACCTGACTTCACGCCGGGCGAGACACCAGATGGAGAGAAATACGACTATGTGCAACGCCGGATCAGAGCGAACCATCTGGCGCTTGTGGAAACTGGGCGCGCTGGGCCTGAGGTAAGAGTTCGCGATTCTAATAAGGACTTTCTCAATATGGAAAAAGATGACGCTGTTGAGCAGGCTGAAGTGACGTTAGCAAAGGCGATTATCGATTTGCATTCCGTTGATCCCAACGGAAAAATCGTTGACGGCGCTCAAGATGATGACAAAGACGCGATGATTCAAAAAATCATCGAAGGACTGAAGGCAAAAGGCCTGACGGACGAAGAAGCTGAAAGGCTTAAGACAACCCTGTCTGACCTGGCTTACTCTCAGGCTACAGGAGACGAAGATCCCAAGCCTGATGATCAAAAAGAGGCTCAGGACGACGATCCGGAACTTGATGAACGGATGAAGGATCCGAACTTCAAGGCTGGTTTTGAAGCTGGCGTTCTCTACGGTGAAAAACGTGAAAAGGACGATCCTAAACGCCTCGATTCTGATCACGAACGCGAAGGCGAGGAACGCTATCTCGAAAAGGAAGCTGAAGACGCCTTGAAATCTTGTGGTCTTGACGAGGCTTCTGAAGAAGAGAAGAAGGCTTTCGCCGCCGGATTAAATTACGCCCAGAAGAAAGATGAAGGCGCACAAGATGAGGATCCGAAACCTGAAGACGGCAAGGAAGAGAAGAGCTCTGCTTCTGACTCCATGAAGGTTCTCAGAAACGCCATCTACTCTGAACTGGCCGCAATCGAAGAAGTCAAGCCGGTTTTGGGTGTTATCCGTGCGGGTTCTTATGACTCCGCAGGTTCCATCTATGTGGCAGCACTCAAGAAACTCGGTTTGAAAAACATCCCCGCATCCGAAGCTCGTTCTGCGTATCGCGCCTACATGCAGGGTCGAAAGGCCTTAGCTGGTGCGAAAGACTCCGGTGCCAAGGTGACCGAGAAGCCGACTGCCGTCAGCGCAATTTTGAACAATGTTAAATAAATAGGAGATTTTTTGATGCTTCAAAAATCTGTAGGTCTCTATCCTGCTATCGGTATTCCGGGACAGCAGGTTGCATTCAATCAGGCCGTCTACACGCCTCAGAACTACTTGTCTGACGGTACTGTCCAGTGCGGTGGTTTTGCGTTTGCTGTGGCCGCCTCCACAACCGGAACAGCAGTGAAATTCCCCATCGCATCCTTGAAGGGCTCTGCAGGGGACCAGCCGATCGGTTTTGTTGAGCGCACGTTCACCGCGTCCATCGAGCTAGGCACAGATACTCCGGACATTTACCCGAAAGGTTCTGAGCTGACGATTGCCGTCCGAGGTGATTACTACATCGTCGCACCTGCCGCCGCCACAGTCGGTCAGGCGGTTCTTTGCAATCCGACTACCGGCGCCATCACGTTTGGTACTGCCGGCGCCACAAATGACACCGGTTGGACAGTTCAGACGGCTGGCGCAAAGGGCGACACGATCATCATTTCCAATCACGGCCTTGGTTATAAGCCTGCCGCGACCGGATCCTAATCTGAGGTAAAAAATGAACGATTTTGAATTAGCAAAACAAAAGGGCGTGCATGGCGTTGAAGCAAAAGCATTCATGTCCTATTCCACCGATGCAAAAGGCAAGATCAACGTCGACTACGATGCAACGGTTAAGGCAATGGCTCGAGATGCCGCCTTGCAGACCCCTGTTAGTGTCGGCGTTCCGTCTGTTTTCACGACGTACATTGATCCGCAGGTGGTTCCCATTCTGTTTGCCGCCCAGAACGCTACAAAGATTTTCGGCGAAGAAAGAAAGGGTGACTGGACAGATAACTTCTTCACCTTCCCGGTCGAAGAGTATGCCGGCAATGTGACTCCTTACTCTGACTTCGCAGAGAACGTCTCCACAGACGTGAATGTTGAGTATCCGACTCGCGAAAACTTCTTGTTCCAGACCGTCATCAAGTATGGCGATCGTGAAGTCGGTCTTGCGGCCAAGGCCAAGTTGAATGTTGTTTCGTCTAAACAACAGGCATCTGCCTACGTTATGGCGATGGCTCACAACAAGTTCGCGCTGTATGGTGTCGAAGGTAAGAAGGTCTACGGTTTGTTAAATGACCCGAACCTTAACGCTTCTATCTCTCCTATTTCCATTACAACGGGATCTACCGCCAACTCTACGTGGGCGGATAAGTGCGGCGCTCAGCCTGAAAAGACTGCAAACATTGTCTATAACGACATTAACAAGCTGTGGGCCGAAATCAGTAAGAACAACGGCGGTCTTGTTGACCAGAACTCCCGCATTGTTCTCGCTGTCAGCAACACCAGAGCTCCGTACTTGACCGAACCGAACTCCTTCGGTCTTACGGCCATGTCCATGCTCAAGCAGTCCTTCCCCAACATCGAAGTAGTTCAGCTTCCTGAGCTGACTACAACTGCTGGTGAAATGCTGTACATGACTGTTCCTGACCTGTTTGGCATTGAGACCGGTATCTGCGCATTCTCTGAGAAATATTTCTTGGGTCGTGTGGTTCCGGAAATGTCCAGCTATAAGCAGAAGGTCGTTGGCGGAACTTGGGGCGCTGTTATTCGTCGTCCCAGCCTCGTTGCCACGATGCTCGGCATCTAACCTGAACTAACCAGCTACGGAGGCCCGATCCCTCGGGCCTCTTTCTTAGGAGATTGAAAATAATGGCTCGTACCAACACCACAACTCAGAAAGCAACATCCGGAAAGGTTGTCGCAGACAATTTCAGCAATACCCAGAAGAAGAGCGCTGCTAAAACTCAGTCCACGGTGATCATTGCTTGCACCCTGGCACACGGCCTCAAATTTGATGATGTGCCGAATGGCAACGGCGGAACAAAAACGATCGTTTTTCCGGGCGTTAATGATTCGCTTAGAGGAAAACGTGACGGCATCCTGCTGGGCAAGGGAAACTCGGTTGCATTCCAGATCGATAAAGAGGACTGGGAAAATATCAAGCGCATGCATGGTCAGGAGGCTGTTTTCACAGGCGTGAATGGAGGGCTTCCGTGCCTGCTTGAGATGAAAACAGTTCAAGAATTCAGAGGCCGCGAGGACGAATTAAAAGAAGCTTCTCACGGGCTCAATCCGATCGATCCTGAATCTGTCAACGTTGAAGAAGTTAAGAACGAAGAAGGTTAACAAAATGGCTGTCGTCGTCTTTGATCCGGAAAAATTTCGAATCCTTCATCCTGCGTTTTCGGATGAAGTTAAATTCCCGGACGAAACTCTCCAGTTCTACTTTGATTTGGCGGTTGAGTTTGTAGGGAATACGGACGCCGACAGCTTTGCTCCCTACGATCCGGATAACAAGATCTATACGAGGGAGCGGCTCCTTGATCTTGTAACCTGCCACCTGCTGACACTCAGCCAGCAGCCGAACGGTCAAGTCGGAAGGATTGCTAGTGCTACGCAGGGAAGTGTGAGTACCAGCTTTGACCTTCTGAAAACGAATACTTTTGTCGGAGATTGGTGGGCTCAAACACAATGCGGCGCCATGTACTGGACGCTGACTGCAAAATACCGAATCGGCGGAAGAGTTTATCCGGGAAACAATTACCATCCGTGGGGATGATGATGGGCATCAACATCACATCTAACAATGCGTTCAAAAGGCTGTCAGAGAAGCTCAAGGCCGATAGCAATAAAAAGCTAGAGGTCGGGATAATGATTCCGGATATCGCAACCATTGGGATGTATTTGGAATATGGGTGGACCCAATCAGTGACGAGTAAGCAAGGACACTATCTGTCAGCTCAGCTAGGACTTCCTCCGAACAGTAAATTCACGACCCTGTACATGCCTCCGCGTCCGTTTATGCGAGCCACCTACGCTCAAAAACGAATGGATTGGCAGGAGAAATTTAGGACCCGCTTCCTAAAAACGTTCGACATAAAGCATTCGTTAGGCGTCATGGGGCAAATGGCTACCGATGACATCAAGCAAACGATCCGAGAAGCAGGTATTCCTGCAGGATCATTTCCTAAACGATCAGAGCTAACGATGGCACTGATGCAGGCAAGAGGAGAAATGGACAAGGCCAAGAAAGCTAAAGGGAAAGGCACTCTGCCTAACAACGTGATGACTACAAAGCCTCTAACGCTGAGTGGCGTCCTGCAAAGCTCAATAACTTGGAAGGTTTCCTAATGTCTCTCAACCTACACGCAATTGTCCGCCAGGCAATAAACGCCAACTACGCGGACGAGACTTTCAAGTTGTATCGGTCTGTCGGTCAAAAAAATGTTGGAGGGATTGTCCAAGCGTATTACGCACCAGCAGAGGAGATTCAAGGGAATTTTCAAAGCGAAGGCGATAGTGCGTTGGATCATGCCAACTTAGCCGGACAGAACACCATCATCCGGCGCCTGTACCTCTACGCATCGAGCGACCAGAAGCAACGACCTTGGGCGATCTATAGGCCCTTAGCAAGGTCGGGAGATTATGTCGAAGACTCCAAGGGAGGCCAGTGGCTGATCACTGCGGTGATCGAGGATTTTTCTGACGCAGGTTGGGAGGCTGTCCGCTGCACATTCCAAACTACGCCTCAGAAGCTGAACATCGTAGAGGATGAAGATGAAAGCACAAAACCTGACCCCGAACATCCGGACAGCGATCCAAGAATTTCTTGAGATATTTGCAGTTCCGGAAGTGGCGCCGGAAAACATTTTCTACGGTAATCAGAACAATCTGGCATTGCCTCCTGAGGGGAACGATTACGTCATTTATTCCTACATCTCAAGCGTTCGTCATGGGACAAGCGCCGAGGATTGGACGAAAGACCAAACCGATGACAATGTTTACCTCTCGACGACTACAGAAGTTTTGGTACAGGTCGATTGCTACGCTTCGACCTTAAACGGCTCGGACGGCATGAATGCGATGCTGAGGGCTCAGGCCTTGGAGACTGTATGCAGGTCTCAGGTAGGCGTGCAGTTTTTCGTTGATAGAGGAATAAGTCTTCTTCATGCAGACGATCCGAGAGACACAACCATCGTCGGAGACTCGGATAACTATGTCCGAAGATCCACGCTGATGATTCACCTCAGCATGCAGAGCCAGATCAAGGTTTCGATGGGATTCTTTTGTGCTGTTGATGTTGACCTGAAAAACGTTGATGTGAGCTACCCGCCGAAGGAAAAAGAATGAACGAGCAACTTGCTTTCAAACTTGGGCGTGCATTCAAGCTCGGACTAATGTATGGGCTTGGGAGAACTTACGCAACAAACCCAGGTGATGCTCAGGATGCCGCAAAGTGGATAACCGTCAAGCCAAATGGGGCTGAGAAAAAAGGGTCGCACGTTAAACTGGATGAGCAGACCGGCGAAGTTTTGGCGGGCATGGGTGGCAAATATAACGGAAGGCATATTTCCGGCGTTGCAAACCATGGAAAAAATGAAATTCAAGGTGCTCAGGCAGTGATTGCCTGGAAGAACCAAGCAGGTCGGCATCGCCAGCCCAATGATTTTGGGGATCCAGAATGGAATAAACAAAGGAACCACGTTGTTTATACAAACACGGGAAACATTGAAACAAGGCCCTCTGGCTACGAGAATGGATCCGTGTACCAACAATTGGGACAAGACCGATACGATCAAATCCATGAGAGCTTGTCAAAATGTAGTTCCGACGACGCCAAATTACTTTGGAACAAATCTGAAAATAAGATAAAAATTGGAGACATCAATACATCTCCACGCAGTATTGGAGGAGCAGACGCGTTCTTTGATCCAAGAAAAGGCATTTGCTTCAATGCAGATGAGAGTTCAAAGGGCGCCGGACATGAGATGCCCCATGGGATTTTCTTTCATGAATCTGGTCATGCCATCGATTCAATGAACTCCAGTAAACCGAATGAAACCTATTTCTCTACCGAGTACAAAAATGGTCTGTTCCCTCAAACAATTGAGTCTGAGATTAAGCAGAGAATTTACGGTCCGATGGAGGATTTCAAAAAGGATTTAAAGAAAGTCAGTCGTAAAGGTTTGAAAGCTTCTGAAGTATTTGAAAAGCATAGGAAGTTCCTTGAATCTGTCGGACGAGATGTTGATAGAGAAGTCCAAACTGCAAAATCAATAGAAGCACACGGAGACTTTTACAAACCAAGTTACTCTGGGCTGAAAGAAGATACGGAAAGAGCCTTTTCTAAAGAGATTAGGTCGTTGCCAGAAAAAGAACGTGGAACGATCAGTGATCTTGCTGGTGGCGTTTTAAATAAACCGCGGTTGTTTGACTATGGTCATTTCGACCGAGGTTATTGGAAGAAAGATCCAAACGGTCAAATCCCCAACTTGGCGATTGAGGCCTTTGGAAATTTCTATCAGGAAACCGTGACAAATCCCGAAGCAATAAAAATAATAAAACAATATCTCCCAAAATCTTATAATGTATTCAATGAAATGCTTAAAGAATTAGCTTCCCGATAGCGAGGAAAAACAATGGACAAAAAAGAAGTCGATCGGCTGATGTCTCTCTCTAACGAGGAACTCTATGACAAATATGAGGAGAAATTTGGAGAGATTCCAATTCTCCATGCTTGGGGAAGTCTTTATCCGGTGAACGAAGAGGAAAAACTTCGAGTGGTGGAGGCTTACTTAAGCGGAACTCCTATAGAAGACCCTAAACCTTTGCCTAAAGGAGCCGTGTATTAACGGCCTCTAAATTGGTGTAGCTCTCAGCTAGCACCTCAGCAATTATCGTCAGCGCCTTAACGGGCGCTTTTTTATTTTGAGGAAAAATATGTCAATCAATGCTAATCGATTGGTTTCTATCACCCCTCGCATCATTGGAGCTGGGAGCGCCGATCTTGAAACAAACGGTCTGCTGCTGACCCAGAATGCTCTGATTCCTGCAGATTCTCCGGCACTGGAATTTGTGACCGCTGCCGCTGTCGGGAATTATTTTGGTGCCGAATCCCCTGAGGCAGACTTTGCCAATCAATACTTCTCCGGAGTGAACAATCAGCAAAAGGCGATCAATCGTTTATTTGTGGCACGCAGAATCAATGCAGATGCGGCCGCTTGGATTAAGTCTGCTCCGATCACAGCTCAACTTTCTGAGCTGACAGCTATTAAGACCGGTTCTCTGACAATTTCGGTCAATGGCACGGAAAAAGAAGTTGTGAACCTGGATTTCTCTACGGCTAAGTCTTTCAGTGACGTAGCAACTGAGCTGGCTTCTGCAGTTGGAGCGGTTTCCGGTGCTTTTAACTCTGATCAAAATGCCATCATCCTGACCACCACAGAGACAGGCGATACAGCTTCAATTTCCTTCGCGACAAAAGCGACCACAGGGACGGATGTATCTGCATTACTCGGCTTGACTGAGGATTCCGGCGCCGTTCTCTCCCAAGGTTCTGATGCTCTGACACCTGCTCAGAACATGAATCTTGTGACTTCTGTTTCTCGCAACTGGGTCGGATTCACAACCTTGTATCCGACAGAGGTGGCTGAGGCTTCCGCTTTAGCGGCTTGGGCAGACATTGATGATGACTACGTGTACTTTGATTGGTCCACAGACACAAAGATGCTGGATCAATCTACCCAGTCCACAACGAAAGCCGCCCAATTAGCTGAAAGTAATTACAACTGTTTGGCGATGGTTTACGGTACCGCTCAGGATGCCGCCGCATTCCTTGCAGTTGGCGCTTCTATTGATTGGTCTGCTATCCAAGGCATTAAGACGTGGTTTGCAAAATCGGCGTCCGGAATTAAGGCTTCTGTTCTCAGTGACGAAGTGGCTGAAGCATTGGATGATCTCAAGGTCAACTATGTTGGCGCATTTGCAACACGCAATGCAGAGTTTGACTTCATTAACCGTGGCTGTCTGCTTTCCGGAATCTACCAATGGATCGATGCCCTCTACGGCATGATTTGGTTCAAGGCACGCATCCAGCGTCAGATTATGGACGGGTTCGCAGCAATCAATCGCGCACCCTACAACGCTATCGGCTTTGCTTATGTTGAGGCATGGTTGCTCGATCCCATCAATGATGCCAAGCGCAATGGCGTGATTGATACAGGGCTGGCACTGTCCAACTCCCAGATTCAGCAATTGCTGACGGAAACCAACAACTCAACGATCAAACAGGATCTCTACTCCAAAGGTTATTGGTACCTCATTGAATCTCCGTCGGCAAATGTGAGAACCCAACGAGGAAGCCCGCGTCTGGGACTTTGGTACACCTATGCCGGCAGCATCCAACGAATTGAGATGCCTTTGACAGCCGTCATGTAATCAGAATTTCACAACCGCAAAGACCCGTCGTGATGGCGGGTTTTTCATTTAGGAATGAATAAAAATGCCCGTACAAAACTTTGACATCACAGCCGCCAATGCGTCAGCAGTGATGACGATTGAAGAGCTTTACCCGAACGGTCTGAAACTGGAAAGATTCTCCACAGATGCGGCTATCGTTGCCGATTCCCAGCAGGTTGCCGAGACCCGAATGGGTGTTGACGGTCGTATGGCCGCCGGAGTCACACCGAATATTTATCCGGTCACAATCACGCTTGAAGCAAACTCTCCGACAGCGGCCGCATTTACAACGCTGTTTGAGGCTATGAGCGCAAATAAACAGCTTTACGTTTGCAATCTGACAATCAAGATTCCATCAATTGGCAAGACCTACCAGTTCTCCAACGGTGTATTGCAGACAGCAAATCCGATGCCCGGACTTAATAAAGTCTTGGCCGCCACGACCTGGGTATTCCACTTCGAGTCCATGGAGCGCATCTAAATGAGAGAGCCGGTTATCTTCAAAACGACAGACGGCGATAAGCAGCTGACGTTCAAAATTTACCCGTTCCCTGCAACGAAATCGGAAGACCTCTTAATCCGGATTCTCCTTTTGACAGGAAAAAACCTCGATTTAGACGCCTCCGTTTCGTATAAAGAAATTATCAGGGCGCTGGCATCCGTCCCTCACATGGAAGCGAAGGCACTCCTAGATGAGCTTCTGACTTGTGTGTACAAGGTTGATGGCAACAATGAGCGCCAATTTTCGTATGACGATGCCGACGGCTACATTAGTAACCCGATGACTTTGATCCGCCTTCGTGTGGAATCCCTGAAGGTGAACTTCAGTTTTTTTCAAAATTTCGGGAAACTGTTCTCCCACGCAGAGCCGAGTTCCTAGCAGATTGCGCGAAGGTTCGGGGAGTTGCCCAAGTTAGCAACTTCCCGCCTTTGTTCTCCCGGCTTATATCCGGAGGAATGGTAACCCTCACGGAGTTGCAGACAACGATCACGCTTGAAGAAGCGTACCAGCTCGATGAGATCCTTCTAGTCAAAAACTACAACGCGTGGCTTGCAAATAAATCGGATTAGAAAATGGCAAAAACAACTGACAGTCTGTTAATCGACATTGGTTTAAATGCCGATGGAATCATTGAGTTTTTCGATAGTCTCTCAAAGAAGATCGATTTCTTGATCAAAAAGTCTGCGGATGCCGGAGACAATCTTGATGAACTTCTGGGCAACCCGATTGGTGATCAAACAGCGGCAGCGGTCGAATCAGTAAAGAAAAATTCTGATAAAGCCACTGCCTCAATGAACCAAGCCGCGCAAGCAGGTCAAAAGGCAGGAAAAGACATTGAGAAGGGAGCGAAACAGGGGTCTCAGGCCCTACAAAAACTCGACTCAATGGCATCTAAGGTATTCTCTGCAATAAAGGGATATGCCGGCCCTTTGGCGGCTATGTTCGGCGCCCAGATGATGTTCACAAACTTCATTGATGAGGGCGACAAGTTAGACAAGCTCTCAAAAGAAGTCCGGATGAATGTCTCTGAGCTGGACGCTTGGAGAAAGGCGAACGTAGCTGCGGGAGGTTCAGCAGATGCGTTCACTAATGCTCTGAAATCATTCACTGAGCGCACCGGAGCCAGCGCCTCTGTTTTCCTGCGCATGGGAAAACAGCTCAATGGCATGAACGATGCTCAGGCTAACTATGCCCTGAAGTATCTCGGCCTTACCCGGGAAAGTGCTGCGGTATTCCTTCAGAACAACAAGCAAATGAACGAGCTTGTTGGGAAGTACCGGCAAATGGCGCTGTCTCCTAAAGACGCGGAAAACGCCAGACGGTTCAAAATCCAATGGGAAATCACAACCATGTCGATGAAGAACCTCGGCAATCAGGTTGCCAAGGTGTTTCTTCCGTACATCGATAAGGGGATGAAAAAATTTGGAGAGTTCACGGACTTTGTTGCGCAACATAGTGAATTCATCAAAATAGCACTGGAATTGGTTGCGGGAGCCGCGGCATTAGCTTTAGGTCCGAAGTCAGCATTAATGCTTGGCGGGAAGGCTTTAGGCTTATTAGCCAGTCCTGTTGGGTTGGTTGTTGCCGGAATAGTTGCTTTAGCCCTTGCATTAGATGACCTCATCAGTTTTGCAAAAGGAGGACCAAGCGCGTTTGAAGACCTGCTCAGATCAATGGGTACGTCTGACGATGAAATCAAGGAGCTTCGCAAAAGCTTCCAAGATGCGTGGAAAGCCATCCAAGATCTGATGGACGCCCTAAAGCCTGTCGGAGATCTTTTCCTGCAGGCTTTCGGATCTGTCATCAAGGTAGCTGTTGAGACAATCGTTCTGACGATAGGGAAGGTTGCTGAGGTTATCGCGAAGGTCATCAACTCCGTATCCGGATTAAGGGATAAATTTGTTGGCGCCTTTGAATCTATCAAAAGTAGCATTCAGCCGATCGTTGACTGGATCTCGAGTGCCCTGTCAGACATCGCAAATTTTGAAATGCCTTCGTGGGTTAATCCCATGAACTGGTTCGGAAGTGATGACAAGAAGAAGGCAGTGGTGGCACCGGCTGGGGCAACTGTCGGAAATTCCGGAGGAGTCGTCAAAGAAAAAGGCAGAACGACAAACATAAACTCTCCGATTTCCAACCAGACTGTAGTCAATTTCAACGGAAATCCGGACAAGGAACAAGTTATTCAAGGAGTTAATCAAGGTGTCTCTCAGGCCATGCAAGGATCTACGGACATGTTGAATAACGCCGCTTCGGGGGTTGCTTTTTGATGGCGTCTATAAATTCAATCATGGGATTGTCGTGGGCAGTCGTTGGAAACAACCTGCTTCCGTTTATTCCCTACGTTTCGATTGCTGCAGTTGACGCAGACCAGAGCTCTCGGATTCCTACTGAACCGATCGAAAAGGGCCAGTTGGCCGCTTACAACATTGTGCGAGAACCTGAGCGGGTAAACGTCGAATTTTTGTTCAGCGGAAGTTATGCCGTTCAGGTTTTGGCGCTCGCAATGTTAGACCGGAGGATGAACAGTACAGACACTTGTACGATTTTTTCTCCGGCAAAAATCTGGCGGAATATGGCTCTGGAGCACTATGACTTCTCCAGAACCCAGACTTCCAATGCCTGTATGTTGTCGATTCATGCCTCTTTCGTTGAGATCATCACGGTCAATCTGAACCAGCAGAAAATCGCGTATTCGCCAAAGCGATCGACTTCAGCAGTCAAGGTAAACACTGGTCAGGCCCAAGCAAAACCAACGATGGCTCAAAGCTTGATCAAATGGGCTGGAGGCCTCGGCAAGTAGAAACCTTTTTAACCATCTGGTTGCAATGGTGGTGGAACATGATCCAAATTAATATTTCAGCTCTGCCGTGGCAAGAGTTTTCTGTCGTGTTGGACGGTCAGAATTGTGTCATCAGCCTGAGGCAGGTGGCCGAGCACATGTACTGCAATCTGACATGTGAAGAAGTCGAGATATTTAAAGGCCGCAAGGTTTGCGTGGGAACCGACATCAATACCTATCCTTCGCCGAACTTTAAAGGCAAACTCAGAATGATCGACACTCTGGGCAATTCAGATCCGCAATATGAAGGATTAAACGACCGCTGGATCCTTGTGTACGCAGGCGAGAACGAGGTTTTAAATGGTGCTCAATGAGACTACATACACGCAGAAAGACATCGCTGTAACGGTCGCTATGGACGGACAAGAAGCGATCACTTTTAAAGACTTTGCTGTGTCTGTCTCTATTGATAAATCAGGTTGTCCGGCATATCCAAAGGCTTCAGTTGTCCTGAAAGGGTTGTCTCTGAACACAATGGAGCGGCTGACGCATCTCGGCTTTAAGTCCTTTTCTTTGAAGCGGAACAAAATCAATATTTCCGCAGGACAGAAAGGGAAGGCCTTATCAGTTATTTTCAAAGGCGAGATCATCAATGCTTGGGCGGATTTCAATACAGCTCCGAGTCCGGTGTTCAAGATCGAGGCAAATTGTGGTCTTTTTTCCGCCTTAATTCCACAGCCTCCGATTTCTGTCACAGGTAACCAAACAGTTTCTGGCTTGATTGAGCAGATTTCAAATGAAGTCGGGTACGTCCTCGAAAACAATGAAGTCACGGCTTCAATCCGTGATTGCATTATCAACGGAGACCCTGTGACAAAAATGCGTCGAATTGCTGATGCAGTTGGTGCAAATCTTTTGTTTGATGATGAGAAAGTTGTTCTCATGCCGAAGAAAGGGAGCCGGAAGACACAGGGCGAATTGCCATTGATTAACTCTTCCAACGGCATGATTGGTTACCCAACATTCTCGAACAATGGGATCAACGTCTCATGCTTTTTCCGTCCGGAGTTGAGGATCGGAGCGAATTTCAAACTGGAATCAATCGTCCCTCATGCTTCCGGAACTTGGAAGATCGTCTCCCTCAAACATGAATTGAGTGCGAATGATCCGGCCGGCGGTTCTTGGAAAACTTCAATCTCCGGAATTTATCCGAGGTGGTAAATGTCAGACAAAGAACTTAGTGCGAACTATGACAACTTCGCCTCCAGCAATCCGTTGAACTCGATGGAGTTTTTTATTCGTTCGCTGATCTCTCAAGTGGTAAGTACCTCCTTGCCTGTTGTTGTGACGGCAGTGGAACGTAAAGGAGAAGATGCTGGCGCCGGATATGTTACGGTCAAGCCACTTCTCCAGCCAAGAAACAATTCGGGAGACGGTTTGGAAGTGACTACTATTCCAAAGCTTCCGTATTTTCGTTTGCAGCATGGCAAAGCCGCGATTATTTGTGATCCTAAGGTCGGAGACATTGGGCTGGCAGTTGTAGCAAAGCATGATATTTCAAACATCAACGGCAGCACGACTCCAAAGGTTCCTGCAACTTTTCGAAAATTTGATCCGTCCGATTCGTTCTATATCGGAGGATTCTGGGGAAAAGCTCCTGAAGTCTTTATTCATTTGGAAGATGAAGGGACTATCAAGATTAAAGCTCCGACAAAGATCACGATGGAGGCTCCGGAGTGTGAGGTCAATGCGAGCACCAGTTTCACAGTCAACTCTGCTCAGATCAATTTGAACGGACCGATTTCCGGCGGTGGTTCTGGCGGCGCTGATGCAACATTCACAGGTGATGTAAATGCGAAGGGCATCAGCCTCACCAGCCACACGCACACAGGCGTCCAAAGCGGAAATTCAAGCACCGGCGCCCCGCAGTAAACGAGGAAGTTTGATCATGCCGCATACAGCAAAAACAGCTCTTCTGAATCCTCAGTCATGGGACCTGCAGCTGACGAAAGAAGGGAACATCCTTTTAACGTCCGGAGCTTTGGCCATAGCTCAGAACTTGGCTAATGAGATTCGGTTGTGGACCAACGACGCTTATTTTCAACAGGCCAACGGCATTGCATGGAAAGAAGCCCAACTCGCCAAAAAGTTGGATTCATCCGTTCTGGCTCAGTTGATTCATGAGGCAGGGAATAGAGTCGATGGTGTGAGATCTGTTGATTCTGTGGACATTACCGAGTTCGATGAGGAAACGAGAACTCTTCACGGAGAAATCACGATCACGACTGAGCAGTACAAAACAGTTTCTTTTGTGTTCTAAAAATTATGGCTCAAATCATTTTTAATCCACTTGTCGGCGTTGAACTGCCGAGTACGCAAGAGATTCGTTCTGATCTCGGCTCCCGGATCCAGCAGGCTTTTCAAACATCTCCGACTGATCCTCTTTTGAACATCGAGCCCAGTTCGCCAATGGGACAGGTTCTTGATCTGATCGTGGCCGAAATCGAGGCTAAAAACTCTGAGATTCTTTTCCTGTCGAACATGGTTAATCCGGATCTCGCAACAGGAAAGTTTTTGGATGCTCTGGCAGCTCTTTACGGTTTAGATCGCAAAATCTCCGAGCCTACGGTGGTCAACTGCGTTCTGACCGGCTTGAAGGGGACGGTTATTCCCTATGGTGCGATCGCTCAAGATTCTCTTGGCAACCAGTACAGACATTCGGCCGCAGCAGGTGCGCGAATCGGAGACACCGGAAGCGTCACAACAACCTTTACCGCTATTGAACACGGCCCGCTAGAAGTAGCAGCGGGAGCAGTGAACAGAATCGTCACAACGATTGCCGGATGGGACACTATTAACAATCCCTCTGCTGGTGTTGTTGGACGCGATGAGGAAACAGACGCAGAGCTTAGAAACCGAATGGTAGAAAGTTATGCAGTCAATGCCACTGGGTATGTTGAAGCAATTGAAGCAAATTTGGCCGCATTAGAAGGAGTTCTCGATGTCAGAGTTTTAGAGAATCCGACGAATGCGGCCATCACCCAATTTGGCGTGAACATCAATCCTCATTCCATCCTAGTTGCCATTGTTGGCGGAGAGGATGAGCAGATCGCTCAAACGATCTACCAGCGTAAGGACGCAGGGTGCGGAACTACAGGAAGCTATCAGGTTTCGTACACGGACTCTAGGTTCTACAACGCCACCTACGTCTACAACATTGTCAGACCGCAGAATCAAGCCTTGAAGGTCAAGATTGAATTCTTTGCCACTTCAATGAATCCCACCGAGAAAAACAACGTCATTCAGGCTGTGATCAATGACGTTCTTGGACAAGGTTCGAATGATCGTGTTTCGTTGGCGTCGACTGTCTACGCTTCTCGGTTCTATGCCGCAATTCAGTCAGCGACAGCGGTTCCGGTTGCATCCATCCAAGTAGCTTTAGGGACAGGGGCTTTCGGATCCAGTGTCCAAATTCCTGCGAATGTGGAGCCTACGATTCAGGAGTCCGATGTCTCTCTGGTGTTTCAAACAGGAGGCTAACGATGGCTGATTCTGCAACATGGCGGAACATTCTGAGTGTTGAGGATTTTCGAAAACTCTCAAATGTCCGATCGTTGATTTCTATTGCGCTCCAGTCGCAGTATTCGCACTCCGAGCGATACCGACAATTAGGGTTACTTTTTAATGCGGAATTAGACGCGTCCCCTCAACTGGACGCGTTTTTTAATTTCATATTGAATCCTGCAACGGCTTCCGGAGTGTGGTTGGATTGGTGGGGAAAGCGCGTAGGCGTGAACCGTAACCTTGTAATTGATGGGCAGGACACTCGGCTGGATGATGAGTTTTTCAGATTTTTGATTTTTTATCGGGCTGTTGTGAATGTTTCGAACTCAACGGCTGAAACCATCAATTCTTTGCTGACCCGCCTTATTGGACTTCCGGCATTCGTAAACGATTATCAGGACATGACCATCAACATCCGAATTGTGGGTGAGCCGAATTCAGTTCAAATCGCGATTCTCAAAAACTACGGACTGTTGAATAGGCCTGCGGGCGTTCTGGCAAATGTCGAAGCCGTTGTGCCAAACACATTGGTTTTTGGTTTCTACGGATCAAAACTTCTTCCCTTCAATCAAGGTGTATTCAATCCTTCAAAGGTTATTGATATATGAGCAATTATCCTAAATTTCAAATTCCCGGAGTTGTGGCAGCTAACGGGGAATACACAATTCCTCCCTTGACACCGACTGAAGCAGGAACCGGGCGTTTGTCTGTCCAGGAGGGCTGGGGACAGGTCAATGCTGTTCCGATCGAACAGGGCGGTATTCCGCCGCACAAAGCAGACTTCAACGGTGTCTTGTTCCTGTTGTCTCAATTTGCTGTGTGGTTCCAGCAGGGTGGAATCATGAATTACTCAGCCCTATTGGATTACGAGGTTGGCAATGAGGTCATGCAGAACGGAACAAAGTACAGGTGTCTGCAGCCAAACGGTCCTCATTCAACGGCGGTAGCTCCCGGAACGAACAGAGCAGTTTGGAAAAATATTGACATCACTGTGCCGGCCGGCGCCGTTGTTCCTTTTTACAACGTAACTCTTGGAGGGTCAGCTAACAGGAATCCTATCTTTTGGGGATCTACACAAGCTGATGTTGGCTGGGTTTTATGTGACGGAGGCTCGGACGGCAGTGGAGGAACGGTACCAAACTTAGTAGGAAAGTTTGTTAAGGGATCCCTTCCTAAGGATGCGGGCGCTACAGGAGGATCTGCAACGATTGAAATTCCGAGTCTGTCTGTAAATGGAACCATTGGCGGAACGGCACTTACTGTCGCACAGTTACCCGCTCATTCTCACGGAGCAAGCACAGGAGGTGCGGGTGATCATACTCACTCTAAAGGAAGTATGAACATAACTGGCACCTTTGGCGGATGGGATTGCCAAGGTGGTCTCGATGGTGGAGGTGCCTTTTACGTGGAAAGCTATGGTAACTGGAAGGATGCTGGAGGTTCATTCAAAGATGATGTTCTTCGCCGAGTTGGTTTTAATGCCGCGAATACTTGGACGGGAACTACCTCAACGAATGGGAACCATGTTCACACTGTATCGGTGGGAAATACGGGAAGCGGACAAACGCACACTCATCCACTAAATGCAAATGTAAGCATCTCTGGCGTTACCAATGAGCCGCCTTTTTACACACTGGCCTATTTTCTGCGATTGCCGGAGTAATTGAACATGGCAAAAACGAAATTTCAATTTCATTACACGCCCACAGGAACTGGCGTGATCAGCGGTCCAGAGGTTCTGAAGCAGACGGAAGATGCAATCAACGATGTCGGAGCTTATGCTGATCAAGCTTCCGATAATTCTTCGGAGGCCCTTTCGATTGCAAAGGAAGCTCGTCAAACGGCTCAAACCGCCAATTCAACCTCTTCTAACGCCTTAGCTCAGGCCAACGCTGCTAACGAAAAAGTTGAGACGCTGAAACAAACGGTCGATGACTGGGATGCTGACATTCAAACATCGATCGCTCAGTCGAAGTCCGCGATTGATGCATCCACGATTGCGGTAAATACATCTAATTCAGCTCAAGCGTCAGCAGCGGCCGCACAAACGGCGGCCCAAAGTTCTGCCGCCAGTGCCCAAACAGCGGAAAACAACGCGGCTCAAGCAGTCCAAACGGCACAGACTGCCCAACAAGCAGCAGAGACAGCCCAAGGCAATGCAGAAACGGCACAGACGGCTGCACAAACAGCTCAGACAGCGGCACAAACGGCAGAGTCCAAGGCTTTGGAGGCGGCTTCCAATGCCTATGCAGTTCGAGTAATTGATCAGGTTTTAACGGCTTCCGGAACCATCCAGATTGCTGATTTAAAACCTCAAGGAAATATAAAAGCTGGAGACACGGTAGTTGGCACAGATGGCCGAATGTTCCGGATAACTTCCGTAAACGCAACAGCAGGTACCGCGCTTTTATCGGCAGACTACACAGACTTAACACCTTCTGTTTCTTACGAAGCTCCCCAAACCTTGTCAGCTATTCAACAAAATACAGCGAGAAGCAATATCGGTTTTAGTGCAGGAGTCGACAGTTGGGCTGACGATAGTTTTAACGATAGGACTGATGATTACTTATGCCCGATTCTTGAAGAATTGATCCTCGAGAACGGAGGCACTCAGCAAGAAATCGATGACATAAAGAATGCCCAGACAGGGCAAGACACTGGAACAGAGAATCCTTAATTAAGGAAAAAGTATGAAGACACTTGAAGAAGTCAAGCAAGAGATGCTTTCAAGGGCAATGAATCGACCTTTGTCTAAATATTCACTAAAAGACTCTGATGGGAGGATTGCAGTTTCGTCCAATTCTCCCGGACAACATGCATTCATCGATGCTAAGGATGAAGCTTTTGCTCAAAGCCATTACACCTTGTCAGAAAGATTTAAACGAGAAGACGGGACCAGTATCAAATATTGGAAATTAGAACCCAGTCCTAAGGGATATTTCCAGAGTGCCGATGGGGACTATTATCTTTCAACTGAGCTTCCGGAACTGGATGATGACTTCGTGAAACAGCAGTATGAGCAGGAGGTCAGAGGGGAGCGCAATGCTCGAATCTCAGACACTGATCGATACGTTCAGCTCCCGGATATAACAGTTCAATCTGCCGCAAGAACTAAGCGATCTCAATTGACAGAAGAGGACAGAAAAGCATTGTTAGATTACCGGCAAGAACTCAAGGATCTTCCAGAGAAACAAGGATTCCCATTTGTCGATTACCCGGAATTTCCCACAGCTTTGGCTTATGAATTAGAGCAGGCAGTCAGCGATCGTAGTTCCATCAAACAGAGAGGTTTCTTTCATGCTTAAAGAATTGGCAAGTTTGTTGTGTAGTTTGTTTGTGCCCCGCAGAGCTGTAAGTCTTAGCGGCAGGGGGGGGGTAAAATAATCTATGGAGAAAATCTTTCCACTGTTGGTCTAACTGATTTTTCTGAATCTGTAACAGCAACCTCTCTACCTTACGTTGTTCCATTCGATGGGTATGCAGTAATTTCGTGGCAGGCAGTTTGGTCAGGTTCTCCCACCTTTGCTTGGTTCCCAATCCTATTTAATAGCCACAACGTACATACGACAGTTGAAACAGAAGGGCTGTCTTATGTGTTTTCTTTTCCGGTAAAGAAGGGAGTAACGATATCTGCAGGCGATATTAAAAACGCGAAGATAATCCAGGTAACGGTTTACAAAATTAAGTAATAGCTCGGGCTCCTTGTCCGGGCGAGGAGTCAAAATGCTAAAACAACTTATTCAAAAGCTACTCGATAGCCGAACGACCCCAGAGGAGGCGGGGCATTCTGCTATGCCTAGCACAACAAAAACGATATTTCTCAGCAAAGACGAAACTGTCGGTTCTTGGGGAATACTCAATGCGGGTATAGCTCCTGACGATGGATATTTATTCGTCAATGCTAGTGCTGAGGACAATACGAATAGCGAAGTCAGAGCGCAACTTGGCAATATTTTTCATGTGTCTGCACAAGCACCTGCACCCAAAGGTTTAGGGGTCGCAATCCCCGTGAGCAAAGGAGCCACATATTCGGTAGAAGGAGCCTTCGTTTCACACATCACAGTAGGATTTGTCAAGGTAATCGGGGGGGGGTATAAACACCTTGTTCGGAGGTCTCTATTATGCTTAAGGACCTCATGCAACTATTTGCAGAAACTTTTCTCAAGAGCAAAAGATCTTGGGTTGCAGAACAGTGTGCTCCGATTGTCCGCAATGGCACTAACATTCCTTGCACGAGTACCACCGACTTCTTTAGCTATGTTGCGCCATGCAACGGCTGGGCAACCTCTCGAAGCAATTCAAGCACAGTCTCAGCTCTTGAAATTCAAGTCGAGAATGGACAGATGGCGCTTGCCTCCGTCCTCAACGGAAACACCGCAGGGTGTGGTCTTTGCTGTTACGTCAAAAAAGGAACCACTGTTAAATTCTTATGCCGAGGTGGAAAGACTTCGGATTATTCTATTTGGTTCTACAAAGCAAGTTCAGACGCTTAATTCTTTGGCAGGAGGCGCGTTATGCTAAAAAATCTAATGCGGCTCCTTTTGTCCAAGTTTTACAGCAAAAAAGAATCTGAGGCGGTGGGACATCAGGCTATGCCGTCCGTATCCGTTATAACTCTATCTCCAACAACGAGTAGTGTTACTGGGTGGGCTCCTGTTTACGAAGGGATTGCGCCTACAGATGGTTATGCTGCTATAAGATTCACAGCAGATTCCGATAATTGCATCGCCGCAGCACAGACGACCAACGTAAACACATTCTCAACTCCACAAGTTAAAGGAGATGTCTTAATGGCTGCCTGCCCAGTGGCTAAAGGACAACCCTTTGGACTGTACGCTCGGGAAGCACATAATATCGCGTGTTGGTTTACTAAAACCATCGGGGGGGGGTATCTTAGTAAAACTTTCTCAGTGTTTAGCACCGGAGGTAAGTTATGCTTAAACAGCTTATCTCATTGTTTGCTGAGAAATTTATTACGTCCCGCTCTGAATGGGTCGGCGGTCAAGGGTATCCGTCAAGTAATCAGACGACCTTCTCTTTGCAAAAAGACACTTGGGGTAAATACGCGGCACCAACAGATGGATATTTTTTCGTTAAAGAAAATAACGCTGAAGACATTGCAAACGTGTCTATCTACACGCCGGATATGTACGTTTCTTGCGTTGGAAAAGACTGGATACGCTTGTTTATTCCCGTTCGCAAAGGCCAAGAAGTTTCTTACTACTTTAATGTTAGAGACGGAGCCTCAAGCAGTTCAACAACATTTGCTTTTGCAAAGTCTGTCGGAGCGTCATAACCATCTTGTAACAGGAGGATCATTATGCTGAAAAGTTTATTGAGCCTCCTATTGTCATTGTTTTATTCAAAGTCTGAGTCGGCGAAGGTGGCCAGCCAATCACTTCCTAACGAGCTAGATTTCACATCCGTTACGCTTAACACAAGTCAACCTGATACTTTTGCAGCACCTTATGATGGGTATTTGTGTATCGTCGTAGACACTGGAGGCAGTATCAATGTTTGGGGAGATGGCCTACAAAGTTCTAATTATTCTCTGAACAACGGCCAGAGCAAACTATTTGTTCCAATGCGAAAAGGGAACATTATCGGTTACAGCATTTCCGGAAGGCTTCTCTTCGGAAAATTTTATAGGCTAGTCGGGGGGGGGTATAGCGCTATTGAGAAACTTATCCGTAGCGGAGGTGCATTATGCTTAAGCAACTTGTACAACTCTTTGCGGAGAAGTTCCTTACTAACAAAAAGGAATGGGTCGGTAGTAATGCCTTTCCTGCTCTCTCGCCTACAATTCTTGCACGAGGTCCAACTGCATTACCAAGTAACACAGCAGTATCATCTTTTGTCGCGCCTTACGACGGCTATATATCTGCACAAGTTTCTGCCAAAAGCCCAAACGTTAAAGGCGTATGGATTGAATACGCGGGTATGCGATTGTGGCAAGGTGCGATTGAAGGAACATGGGCTGGAGGAATTGTTCCTGTCAAGAAAGGGACTTCATTCTCGGTCACATTCAGGTACGAGAGCGTACAAAATACCGACTTCCCAGTTGTTAAGTTTTACCCGAGCGTCGGTAGTCAAAACTAACTTCAGCGTTGGAGGTGCGTCATGTTAAAAGCGCTCCTCCAACAACTTTTATTAGCTTTCCGAGGCAGCCATAAATCGGTACCGTTCTATAGAAGCACGATTTATCAAACTGGACAATTCACGTCCTCGGTTTCTAACCAGACGTTTCTAACCTATACAGCGCCCAGTGATGGTTATCTTGTTCTCCAGGTTGCTCAGGACACTTCGGTAGAGTACGTAATGCTAACCATGAGACGAGAGACGCTCGATATTGCACAGGCCTACAACGGAGGTTGGGGTTGGCCAGTTGTTACTTCTCCAGTTAAGAAGGGAGAGGAATACACGTTCCTCTACAAGATAACAGGTGGAAATCCGGCCCAGCTTAGCTATCACTTGAATTTCTTTTCTTACTTGAATTGATCGTTCCGCCCCTCCTCGCGAGGGGCTTTCTTTTTTTATCTACATATCGGAGGAAACATGCATCTACAAAATCGACGACATAGGGAGATTGAGAGATGTGGGATCAATTTTTAAGCCGTTTGAATAGTTTTGATCCCGGAGTTCTCAAGAGTTTCTTTTTAACTATTGCCGGATGTTTTACTTCCCTTATCAGCAGTCTCATGGGGGAGCATCAGAACCTTTTCTACTGGCTTTTTGGATTTGTGGTCTTCGACTACCTGAGCGGGATCGTAGCCGCTGCCAGAACCGGAACTTGGTCAAGCAGAGTAGGGCTCAAAGGACTTATCCGGAAATTCATCATTCTCATGGTTGCTATCGGATTTCACGGAGTGGATCAGATATTCAATGAACCATGGATTGGGGCCTGGGCAATTGGTGCTCTTTCTTTGAATGAATTGATTTCAATCCTCGAAAACGTTGAGAAGGCTGGATTCGGTCAAATCATCCCGCAACGGATCAGAGAAATGCTGGAAACCGTCCAGACGGAGCACGAAAAACGCATTAAAGAGAAGGTTCATTTAGGAGGAAGTCAAAATGAATGAGGAAAAATTACCTTTTTCGCAATGGAATCCCCTCGTTGCAGAGGATTTTGTCAAGAAGTGGGAAGGCCTGCGGTTGAAAGCCTACCGTTGTCCGGGAGGAGTTCTTACTGTGGGCCATGGACACACAAAAGGAGTTAAACCAGGCCAGACAATCTCAAGACAAGAAGCAGAGAAATTTCTTCGTGATGATTTGATCGAGCACGCCGAGGGATTGGCGCCTTACGTCACTTGCAAACTGACTGAGGGTCAGTACATTGCTCTACTAGATTTGGCCTTCAATCTGGGAGTGAACGCAGTTGCAAAATCTAAGACGCTCGGATATTTGAATTCCGGAAAACTCGAGTTGGCAAAAGAAGGATTTCGATCTTTTGCGAAAAAGAAAGTCAGAGACAGGAACGGAAATCTGGTTAAGGATGAACACGGAAAACAGATGTACGAAATCCTCCCGGGACTGATGAATCGCCGAGAAGATGAGGTGAAATTAATGTGATGAATCCTTTTGAATTGGTGAAAATTGGTGCCGGCGCTTTGATAGTTGCTGGCGCTTATTTTTTCGGCCTTCACAATGGTCAGAATTCTGAGCAATTGAAAATTGCCCGAACTCAAATCTCGGAACTCACGGCTACAGTCAAAGTCTATGAGACACAATACAAAAATCAAGCTATCGCTCTCGCCGAGATGCGTGCTGCTGAATCTAACGCTCGCGCTGACTCTGAGCGCCTGCGCACCCGCATCGCCAGTCTTGAAAAAAGAGCCAAGGGCGCTGCCGATCGAGACACAGTTCGATGTCTTGAGTTGGGAGCAGAATGTCGACGATTACTGCAAGAGGTTCGAGGACCTATTGAATACTGTAGAAAAGCGCTACAGTAGCAAATAACCAAGAAGAAGAGCAATGTCGGAGATTAAAAAATCTGCTGAAATTTCACCGGACGGTCTGTATCGTTACTCCCTAGAACGCACATGGGACGAAGAAAAACCGACTGTTCTTTTTGTCTGTCTTAATCCGTCTACTGCCGACGCTGTAGAAGATGATGCGACAGTACGCCGTATGATCAATTTTGCCCGTCAATTTGGCGCCGGACGCCTTCTAGTTGGAAACCTTTTTGCCTTCAGATCAACATACAAGAGTGACCTTATAAAGGCCGCGGATCCAGTGGGACCAGAAAACGACAAGTATTTGGACAAACTGATTAGGTCGGCAGATATTGTCGTGGCGGCTTGGGGAAACTTTGGTTCCTATCTTGATCGAAGTGCTCAGTTCAGAGAAAAGTTCCGGGGGCACAATATCAAATGTTTGGCTATGAATGAAGGTGGAGAGCCAAGACATCCGCTTTACGTACCGGACGGAACCCAGCTTAGTGATATGTGGTAATTGATCTAGGCTGATAAAGGTTTAACTTTTCTTCAATGAAACGGGAGAAACTATGACGAACGATTTAGAGAAATACGGGATTAAAAACAGCGAAAGAACTCCGTGCGAAATCTGGACCCGCGTGATGGGCTACCATCGTCCGATCTCTTCTTTCAACATTGGCAAGCAGGGCGAAGTCGCTGAACGCAGATATTTTGATGAGAAGAAGTGCTGCTGTCGCAAATAGAAAATCCACCTTTCTGATCGTTAAAGTACATGGGAAAGTACATTTTTAAAGTACATTTTTTGAAAACCTTTAACGACGGGGAAGTTCAAGTCAGTCAGTGGGCACCACAGAACAATTAAATAGCGTTAAATAGCATAAACGTTATTCCAGAAGGCCCCAAAAATGGGGCCTTTCTTTTATGGGTTCATTAAATAGCATTAAATAGCATTAAATTTTTCTCAATCTTTAAAGTACACCCGTAAGTACATTTTCGAGTAATCTCTAAAGTACGAAGCCTTAAAGTACATTTTGAGAAGTACGAAGCTTTAAAGTACATTTTGAGAAAAATAAAATGCCGAAAGTTATTAAGCTCCTAACCAATCGCGACATCAAACAACTTTCAACCGTTCCCGGAAGACACGCAGTCGGAGGCGTTAAGGGATTAACTCTTGACGTTAGAAAATACGATGATGCTTTTTCCTGTTCGTGGATATTAAGAAGGCAGGGAAAAAATTCTTTTACAGTTACGATTGGGTCATATCCAGCTTTGTACGTTGACGAGGCCAGACAAAAAGCGACGGAGCTTTTAGTTAAGCACGGTGACTCGAATCTTGCTCAGGTAAAAAGAGAGGAGAAAAGAAAACAGCGTGAAATTCAGGCCGCTATACAAAGACATGATCCGACGATTGAAGAGCTTATTTCAAAATGGCTCGACTGGAAGGAGCTCAGGGGAGAATGGAAGGATTCTTTGCAGGCTAGATACAAGGCTCAGCAACGAATTCAGCGGCACATACTTCCAAACGGTGGAAAGTTGATAGTTTCTCAGGTCACTGCGGAGGACATAGCCGAACTATTAAATCCAATCTGGTTAGAGTTACCGGCAACAGCTGACATTCTTCTCAACCTCATGAAGAATTTTTTCGTCTGGGCCACAACCGTTGAGAAGGCTCGCAGTTCAAATCTAGTTAATCCTGCAGAATGGCAATATTTAAAACCACTTCTTCCGTCCAAAAAACTCCGGAGAAAAGAGGAACACTATCCGTTTCTGGAAAAGGATCAGTTGCCACCGTTTTTTGCTGCACTCCACAAGCGTGAGGGAGTGTCTCCACGTTGCACGGAGTTTGCAATATTGACATGTGTACGATCTTCTAACGCTCGTCTGGCACGTTGGGAGCAGATTGATTTTGATAAAAGACTTTGGATTATTGATGAAGAAGAAATGAAGGTGTCGGCCAACGGACAGCACATTGTTCCGTTGTCTGACCAGGCAATGAAGATTTTGGAGAAGCAGCACGAACTGAGAAATATTGATGACGCGGGTTTTGTCTTTCCGTCGTCTCGTCGTTTCAGAGCGCCGCTGGGGAACACTGCGTTAAATACAGTGATTAAAGACTTGCACAATATTGAAGTTCTTGCTGGAAGAGAAGGGTGGATTGACAGACGCCAATCCGAAAAGAAAGGGAAGCCGATGATAGCTGTCCAGCACGCTATCAGCCGAGCTACTTTCGAGAGTTGGGCGCATTCAATTCATGCACCCGAACGTTCGATACAGTTGATTCTCCATCACGACATAGACCCTCGTTTGGGGAGCGCCTATGACCGTGAGGAGTCGATTGAAGACAAGAGAAAATTGCTCCAGAAGTGGGCTGATTTTTGTTTCTCTGAGATCTATGAGTAGGCATCATGCCGCCCCGGTGCGAGGCTGAGATTTAACCCAATTCTCCAAATCACGAGAGTCATAAACCTCAGTCTTGACATCTAATTTAAACGGTGCCGGGAAACCAGGCAGTTTTGAATATTTATAAAACGTCGGCAACGATACGCCGAGGAATTTAGCGGCCGATGTTTTACGCAAAAAAGAAAAGGGCAACGATGTTGCCCCAACTAATTCTTCTTTCGGATGTTTACGCGGTCTCCCCATTCCGACCTCCATCCAGTTTTTTATAGTTCAAGTTTTCAGTCATAGCTTGATACCTTTACTCCGTTATACGCACCATCCGGGCGCGTCATTAAGTTCTTTGTTTTGTTCCAAAATTTGATGATGAGTTTTGGGCTGTCTTTAACAATTTCCTCCATTACCGGGAGGAAGAAAGTGACAGCCTCCTGAATCGTTTTGAGCTCCTCTCCGGTCGGAACGTAGAACTTAGCTTTGTTCTTGTATGTCCGGAGATATAACGATGTCAGGCTATCTGAGAGAGCACACTGAAGCTCATTGGAAGAAATCAGATCTTCCTCACTCAAACGATCCTCCCCCAGTTCACTGAAAGTCACTCCGGTTAGATTGCTGAAATCGGCCAGAGCTCTCATATCATCTCGATCAAATTTGCCATAGGGCAATTTAAGCTCAACAGAGAAGCCGACATTTGTCATAGTGTCGATAATCACATCAATGCGTTCCTCGGAGATGCGCGGAATCTCAATCTTTCGACACGTGAATTTTTTCCGAGGTTTCTTGTTCCTGGGCATTGTCAGAACCTCACGCGGTCATTGATGATCATGTCAGCAAACTCAACGTAGTAATCACTGTCAGGACGAGCGAATCTCACGTGAAAACGAAGCGTGTACTTTTTTCTTGACTCATCGGTGATACCTAGAGTTTTGAAAAACAACCCGTATATTTGCTGTAATTTTTTCTCCGAGTACGGTGCCGTGGTGTCTGCGTGGATGACGATGGTCTTTGCCCACTCGGGAATTTGAATGTTTTCAGTTGTGTGCTTCAGGCTGATTCTAGTAATGTTCATTTTGCTTCTTCCTTGATTCTTGATAACTGGCGGTCGGCTTTTTCGTTCATTAGCCGAGTGATTTTTTCGTCATATTCCGGGGACTCAAGCAACAGATACTCCATTTGCCGAGACACTAAGAGAACGTCAGCTATTTCTTCGTCCGTTTTTTCCATGGCCTCAGTCCGTTTTTGAGCGATGGATTCACCGCCTTCACCGTTCTCTTGCTGAATCATGAGACCGACGTTCTTCAACGTAGCAGCGGCCAGTTCTGCGCCTTCTTCGGCCAGTTTGATGGCCTGCAGGTCCATGCCGTAATGGTTCGCAATAGCTTGTAGCTTTTCTTGTAAGTTCATTTAACCAGACCTTGTTTTCTAAGCCGTTCTTTAACTTCCTGTTTGATCTTTTCTGATCGTTCGCGCCTTGCCTGTCGTTCTTCCGGTGTCAGGGTTAATTCCTTGTAAGCATTGGTGATGGCTTTCGCGGCTGCTTTCCTTGTGATGGGGATTGGTTTCCCGTCGTCTGAGTAGCCTGTAGAGTGAATAAAAGGACGCCAGGGATAGTCGTAGCATTCATCCATGTAGACATCAGAGGCTTCGCAAAAATAGGATTTGAATGCCTGAGCCCAACATGCCATAGGAGGGCTCCAGTAGTTTCTGAACTCAACCCTGATTCGATACTTACCGACCACCTGTTGGAAGACGGCTTCTGTAAATTCCATCGGTTCTGTCATTGTTTTATCCATAAAAAAAGAGCACCCGGGAAACGGATGCTCTGAGTTTTGATTTGTTCATTTAGTGCGGCACTTCGATTAGGATTGAATCGAAAGGAAGAGACATCTGAACGTTTTTTTGATACTCGTCCATTTTTAAAAGCATCACTTTCTTTTCATCTTTCCATTTGGCGAGAGAAGAGGCACAGAAACTAATCTGCCGTTTTCGTTCGTCGAACTTTGCCTCTAGTCGTAGGGCCTTCTGATACGTCGACAGATTGATGTTCTGTAAAGCCTTCACTGCTGCTTCGAAGGCTTGGGCAAATCTGATTTGATATCGTTCTGCTCTTTTTCCGGATAACTTCATTGCCAGAATGTTGAAGCCCGTTTGATTCATTCTGAATGCTGGGGACTCAATAAAGACATCCGGATTTTTAGGATGTGGACGGCTTGTGGTTGTCTCCTGAAAATATAGGAGACATAAAAGCTCCGAATTTCGAGCGATCAGGCCTCTAATAATCTGGAGCAAATTGTCATGGCGGTATCCAAAATAATCCGCCACGACCGTTGACAGGACGGTGGGCACACCATCAATAATTTCTAATGTCGGGGGCGGAAGAGTCGTCAGTTCATTCATTTTTGATTCCTCTGTTAAAGCGATTTCACTTATTTGTCTGTGTCTCTGGAAACATTTTCTGTAGGAAGAAGTTCTTGATCTTTTGCAGTTCAATGATCTGGTTCTCTATGCGCTCTTGGTTCTCATCCATTGCCTGCATGGATTTATCAAGCAGATAAATAACCCGGTCATCAGTAGGGATTTTGATTTTCATCCGTCCAATATCTTCAAAAGCGATATTGATAGTCTGCAGATAACGGCTTAGGAAGTTGGGCAAGCTGTACTCGATGACAGAGAACAAAAAATATGGCGGATAGTTTTTTGAATTCACGCAAACATACCGCCCATCTACTAGAGAATCAGTTTTTAAAATTTTGACTTCGCAATTGTTTCTGCTTACTCCGGAAATCGGAATCAAAATAGTTCCAGCTGAGTAGAGTTGTCCTTTTTTTGCTCTTTTGATCGTGGCGCACTCCGAGAGCGGCCTAATAATTGTCTTTCCCACTTATTAATCTCCATTGCTTCCTCATAGCTAAATCCGGTTAGCTCTTTAATTTGTCTAAGAAGTTCCTTTTCCGTCTGTTTGATTTCGTCGTCTATCTGAACCAGTTCCCGGACAGAGTTTGCGAAGTCGACTGGTTCTTCTTGCTCCAATCCGTCAACATATCGGGGAATATTGAGATTGAAATCGTTCTCTTCTAATTCGTTTGTGGAAACCAATCTCGAAAAGCCCTGGATTGAATTCCTGCAGCGGATTGCCTCAATGACGAGCTGAACATGCTCATCAAGCATTTCATTCTGTTTTGACCGTTTCTTGAAGGACTTAGAAGCGTCAACAAATAAGATCCCACGGTTGTTTTGCTTGCACAGTCCCAGCAAACAAACAGGAATTGAGGTGTTCAAGAAAAGTTTGTCCGGAAGGCCGACCACGTACTCCAGAAGCCCTGCTCGGATCAAATTCTCTCTGACCGTCTTTTCTCCGTTTCCTCTGAATAAAACTCCATGAGGAAGAACGGCTATCAATTTCGCGGCATCACGCAAATGATGTAGGCCATGCAGCACAAACTGAAAGTCTGCATAGGATTTTGGAGCAAGACCGAAAGCCTTGTTCTCTTCGCTTTTTACTGGAGTCCATTTCACAGAGTAGGGCGGATTCATCACTACGAAATCAAATGTCCGGAACTCTGGCTCATCGGAGGAGACGGTGATAGTGGAAAATCGTTCCCCTTTGCTGAGCCGATAAACCGCTTTTAATTCTTTGGTCAAAACGTCCAGATGAAGAACTTCAGCCTCTGCGTTCCGGATAGCCAGATTTGTCAGAAGGAAGGGAATAGCACGGTCACTAAGTTCCTCAGCGTGTAAGAACGCGTCCGGAAACTTGTTCAGAATCTGTATAAGTAAGGTTCCTGTTCCGCTGCATATATCTGCAACCGACCCGGAATCCGTCATCTGAGAGGCGATAATCTGGGCGATAGAATCAGGTGTGAAATCCTGTTTGAACTTATCCCTATCCCCATGTTCGGATTGAAACAGGTCTCTCAGGAAGTCGATTTTCAAATCTACGTTGTTAGAAACGAGGTATTCAAAAAAATGATTCTTCTCGCTCTGATTTAGGACTGTCTGTTTGAGACGATCAACTATTTTGTACGCCTCAGAACATTCAAAAAACGATTCAAAAAGTTTGGCTATTTCCATAAAAATAAAGCCGCTCAATTTGCGGCTGTTTGCTCAGAATGTTTCAGTAGAAGACGTTTTTTCTCTTTGGTTCGGCGAGCTACTTTGCATTGAAAGAGAAGAAGATTTCCTAACTTTTCGGCATCTTCAATATCTAAGTTCAGATAACTGGTTGAGAGGCCATCGTGTCCTTTCATCCATAATGTGACAACCACTTCATCATCTTCGAACGGTTTCAGGTCGGAGTAGGCATCCACTTCAACGCCGATGTGGTCTACCGCCTCGGGTTCTCCTAATTCGAGGTTAGTGTCAATTTCTAACTCAATGTTGTTCTCACCATTGATTGTTTGATTGGCCAACTGTTCAATCGTTTTATTGCTGAATCTCATCTTGGTCTCCAGTTGTCTGTTTTTAATTCGTTTGGTTGTGTGTACGGTCATTTCGTACAACTCTCGGAATAAGTTTTATTACCGGCGCCGGTGAAATCCTTCCGGAGAAGCTATTGGCATAAAGGCGAAAATTGTCTTCTCCCGAAGACGCCAAGTTCTCCCTTCGTAGAAATCAACGTCATAAAAATTGAAGCCCTCGTCTATGTACCTGAATATGCAGATTTGATCCTGCTGCGGCTTGAACTCCGGATAACCGAACCATCGCTCCTCAGGAAGGTACTCGCTCTCGATATCGTCAAATAGCGTAGGAGTTTGGTTGTCTCTGTCTTTCCAATACCTTTCATCCGGCGCCGGTGGATATTCATCAAATTTGTCCGGCAAGAAGCGGAAGAAATGGGTTGTATATGACGATGTTGGGATTGGCACAAGCACTGAGTAATACGTTATGTCTACGAGGTCTTCAAACTTATCTGACCGCGTGATGGACATAACAATCCGGTGTTCGGGAATTGAATCTCCCGGGTAATTCATCCAGCGGTCAATATAACTAATATCTGTCATTTTTAAAGTCCGGCAAAAAGAGGCTCGTTCCGGATGTCCATTAAAGCCTCAAGCGCTTTTCGTTCCCGCTCTGCTTTCTCAGCAGCTCTCTTTTGGCACCTAAGCCTGAATTCTTCGGAAGAAAATTTCATTTCATTTGCACGGAATCGCTTGACCTCTTCGACGAGTTTTTTATCCTCGTCAGAAAGCTCGGTAGGGACGCCAAGTTTCAGCATGTACTTAATAGCCTCTCCCGGTGTCATCAGGCCAGAGAATTCATCCATTCTCTGGTTGAGTTCAGCTTCATCAACCTGGGACTTCCCGGCAAAATAATCAGCCCGCTTCTCGAGTTCTTTCTTCTCAAATTCATCTGCAAACAGTGGAGCAGTCTTTTCAATTCTCGTGTGCATCCTCTTTTTTCTCATGGCCGCTCGTTTCTCTTCGTCCATCTTCCTTTTTGGTTTTGGATGTTCGAAGTAGATGCCAATGGCCCACGCGCTAAGGCCCCAGTTGGCGGCCATAATCAAAGGAAGTGTTAACTCTTCCTCAAAAGGACTGCTGCATAAAATCTTCGGAAGGCCTGCAGGTCTCGGTTTATATGGATTCCTCCAGGTTATTGTGTACCTAAGATCAGACACCGGTCGATCTTTCATGTTGTCACCCAATAAAAAGGCCCTCCGAAGAGGGCTCATTGCTGTTTATCCTTTAGGTCCAGTTCTATGTCGTGCTGTTTTAAAACCTTCCTTAAATACTCGTTTTCTTCAGTCAGAGCATTAGCCGTTGAAACTAGTAATCGGTTTTGTTTGGTCAGCTTGTCATTGTTCTGGCGTATTTCCTCATTTTGCTGGCAGATTGCTTTAATCATTTCGGCAGAATTTACAGCTCCTTTTGATATTTCATTAACTAGTTCACTTAACCTGCGATTGGAATCATTGATCACCTCGATCTGTTTCATGTTGACTTTGAAACTTCGATGGCTACTAATGGAATCGTTAATTTGAGAGTAGAAAATTAAACACATTGCAGCCAGAATTATTCCGATAATCCAGTATTCATTTTTCATGTTTGAAAACCTAAAAAACACCGACACATTGTCTAGGTGCGCCGATGGCGTATACATAACTGATTACGAGGGTTCCTTGACAGCTCCGCTTCCTGTTCTTTTACTTTGAACGTCACTGGCTCCCAGGCGTCGTAGGTCAATTCCTGCAAATTTCGCTTGGCGTATTCGCCTTTGTAGAAATATCCGAAATCGCATCCGGGCATCGTCAATGTCGCATAGTCTCCGCTTTTATAGTGCCGGAGCAGAAAAATCCTTCCGTTGTAATGCGAGGCATTAGGATTCTTCTCAAAGTTGCACATCCGGCAGATAAAAAGGCTTCCGTCCGGGAAGTCATCAAAGGGAATAGGGCCAGTGTGAGTCAGTGTTATTTCCATTGGCTCATTCCTCTGTCTCGTCTTCGTAATCGTCAAAGCTTCCGATTACATCTTTTGCCCTGAACACTCTTGAGTATTCATCCATGAGCGGCTCTCCAGGCAATTCATCTCCGGTTCCAGCTTCATCCAGAGCATCGACCCAATCTTGCAAAAGACTATAAACGTCGTCCTCGAAACGCTCTCTGAGCTTTTTTACGATCTTGATTTGTTCTTCTCTATCCATGTCTGCTTTTCCTTTTATATGGTTCTGGTAGTTCTTTGAATCCCTGAATCTGGGCTTGTATTTCTCCAACCCATTCTCCATGTCGGCCAACGCCTCCCCATCGTCCGATACGGACCTCCGATCGCTCACCGATTTTTACCGTGATGAGGAATTCACCTTCCTCCCGAGGAAGGATTTCCGGATAGGGATTCCAATCCTCTTGCTGGTAATCCTCGCAGAGGGAAAAGGCGGAAGAGTTGACCAGATAGGTCATCGATAAGAGAGGGTTTACTTCTCTATAAAAACCGATGTTCTCAGGCATCTCACGCTGATCAATGTCTGCACGGATAGTCTCGTCAATCTCTTTTTCGCTGAAGTTTTTTCTGAGAACGTTTGCAACCCTGAGGTCGTTTGGTCTCCATTTCATTGCCATATTTGTTCTCCGTACCGGTAGGCTCTGTCGGGGCTGTAATCGACATAACAGAACTGGCCAGGGTAGACAAGGCTACGAGCCACCGCATTCACTAATTCAGTAGTCTTCCCGTCTGCTGGCAACCTCATCGCTTTTTTGATGATCTTCATGGACCCGTCGTCCATGGCTGCTATGACGCCGGCACAGATGGGATTAGCAGGAGCTATGGTTGACATTCTTGACTGGGGACGACAATGCAGGATGAAATCACACCATTTACAAAGACCATCTTTGACACACTGGTTATGGTCTTTTAGGTATGCTGCTATCTTTAGCGCCGTCGGTTCGTCCGCAAGAATGTACATCCTATTCAAAAAGTCCATATAGGACGGCCATTTTTTATCTGTCCGGAAATCTTCCCAGCATGACTTAATTTCAATGCCGACGAGTTCCATGCCGTAACCGATGCCAAGAACGTCTAAGCGGTGTTCGTATCCGTTGCGATAAGAAATCGTAGTATTGAAAACCCCGCCTTCGGCTAACTTCTCGTTGTAGTCAAAATTGTTCTCGATCGCTTCTATGAGTTTTACATCGGGATTGAGACGATATTCAAAGGTCCTGTGGATAGTGAATTGTGGTTTTACTTTAAAACCTCGAGTACTGAGAAAACGGGATGCGAAATCAGTTAGGTAGAATTCTTTTTTGTATCTCTCGAGTTGGGAGATATTGAGGATTGGTTCTTCCATGTTAGACATCGATTTTCTCCCATCGCATCAGATCCAAGTAATCATCGTCAAAAGGAAACAATTCGCCTTCACTGGTGCAGAAGTCTCCATTTAAATAAGTCAAGATTTCATACAACTGCATTCCGGTTTCCGGATAGTGCGCCAAAACAACAATTTGCTCATAATCCTCGAATTGATGATTTCGAGGGTCATCAGTGTTTTCAAGTTCGAGTCTCATTTGTCTTCCTCCGGTTGGTATGGAGCTGGGAGGGCTCTAAAAGCAATAACACTGGAATGTCCGGTTTCCCATCTGCCCAGCATGTCGAAATAGTTTTGTTGCACGTAATCCGCATCCTCGTCTTTAAATGTCACGAGGTACTCTCCGCATTCGGGAGGATTAACCTCTGGGAAAGGGTTCCAGTCGTCTGGGTCGTATGCGCGAACTCGTTCTATTTCTGATTTACTGACCGATATACATCCCCATGTCCCACTTTCGCTGGGAGGGCTTTGAAATTCAAAGTTTATAGAGTCGTCATTGTTGTCATACTGTTCTCTTATTGCCTGTTGGACATAATCTTTACCGCAGAAAACGTTCAGAGCAGCTTCAATTTCGGGTTTCTTAAGCCGATATGTGTACTTCATTGTCTTATCCAAAAGAGAAGCCCCGCTTTCGCAGGGCCCTTTGTTTAATGAATTGAGAAGGGTATACAGATCCTGATCAGCGAGTTGGCCTAGATTTATCTTCCAAGATCCTTCCTTGTTTTTTAACAGCCTTCCGATTGCTGTGTCGTCTAATTTCACGACATACAATTTTTCGCCTTTAGATTCGAAATTAATTTCGCTCATAGAGTGACCTCAATAGTCTTTAATTTGATTCCCATTTATCCCTCTCTTAGCTGCCAGTCGTTCATAGGCATATCTAAAAGTTGAGTACCAGTCGTAGTATCTGTATGCCAAGAAACGATCTCCGTTTTTTGACATATTCAGTTCTGAGAAGTTCATCAGGGCTTGCATGCACTCCTCGAAAAACCTCAGGATGTGCTTGTGCAGTTCTTCTTTGATCTGATAGACGAATTCCCGCCGTTCATCACTAAAGTAGTCCTCCGACTCAATTCCCTTTTCGATGATTCTCAGGATTCCGTTTGCCCGGATAAAATCCGTTGGGCTGAGCGGATGATCTTCCCCAAAATCAATGGAGAACGCCGAGTACATGAGATCGAGGTCGTCTTTGTTGTATTCGAATTGTTTCATCTCAGTGCGAATGAAAATAGACCATTTCTGTCGTACCAAGCACGCACGTAGTGCTTTGCTTCTTTTAAAGTTTTGAACTCTCTGATTGGGGGAGCACAATTTAGAAAGAAAATGCTTTTCCAGCCTTTGTGCTTCTTAAAAAGAAATCCGCATAAGATGCCACAATAAAAAACTCGGTATATCGTCGGGCGTCCAGGGAATGATTTTTCAAAAATAATAGTCTGCATATTGTTAGGCCCCTCGTCGGGGCCTCCCTTATTGATTTACTTGTGCTCTTCGGTCTGCTGCTGAGGTTCCTGTTCGATGACTTCGGCGTCCTGAATGTCCTTGAAATCGTCAACAGAAACAGCATTGATGTCGATCACATCTGTCGGATCGATCTTTTCCCCGGCTTCCCGCTTAGCATCGACATTGGCAACTTGGAGGGCTTCAATTGAAACTGGCAAGTATTTGAAGAGGCGTCTGATAACCGTTTTCAGAGCCATCTGTTCAAAATACGTGTTCCAGATATTCTTTGACTTGGCCTTTGCTTTAACAGCCTCAACCTCAGCGCGAGACATGACCTCGAACTGGTATCCGCCACCGCGCAGATTTGCGACCGCGTAGACAAACGTGATCGGTTTTTTGATGCGGTCGGCTTCCACGCTTGGAACGTGGTGGATGTCCGGATGAAGGCCGAGTTGATAGTTGAAGTCGTCACCTTCGTGGACAGCAAAAGCTGAGAGGGACAAAACTTGTCCGGAGCGACGGGCCAAATCAATCATTCCGCGGTAGCCTAAGATAAGTTGGCATTGGTTGCCATAGGGAACCAGGTAGGCTTGTCCGAGAGCTGAGCCAGGTTCAAGTCCAAGCTGAGCAGACTGCATGACCGCTCCGAGGAACGAGGCCGGTGTTGTATTGAGAAGGGCTGGAGTCTTTCGCAATTCGGTTGCGGCAATTCTTGCCATGCGATCAGCGCTCAAGTGTTTTGGAACGGCCAAGGCCAATTGCTTTTTGAACTGGTCAGACAGAACTTGCTGAACAATTACAGGAGCTTTTGTCTTTGGTTTGGCGACTGGTGCAGAGGGTGCGCCGACTGCAGCGGCGAGTTGGTCGGATGTACTCATAATTTTTTCCTTATATGTAAAAAAGCCCCTCATTACGAGGGGCGCCGGCTAAGAGTTAAGTTGTTACGCGCACACACGCATAACGCGAGTTGTGCTTTCTTTCAGATAGTCAAAGTAATCATTCAGGTGTTCTTGCTTGAAGGAGTCGGAGTCGAAGCGCTTGGATGTCTGTGTCTTGTACGTCAAAACCTTCTTGCCGTCCAAGGTTAGAATTTCGTTGTCCTTCATGTCGATCGCGATCTTGGCTTTAACCGCGTCTTGTTGCTTCTTGAGCTCCTTAATTTCGCCATTAAGACGAGCATATTCGCCGTAGTTAATAGCCAGATCACCTTGAGCTTCGATAGCTTTACCATTTGATTTCCCATAGAGCTTCAGAACATCTTCGATATTTATCGGTTCAGGAGGCGTTTTAGTTAGAACATAGTTGTTCCAGAACGCAGAGCATTTTTCTTTGATGACTTGGAATACATCCGGGCGAGCATCAATCCAGTACATTCTGAAATCGGAACCACCGATTAAAACTGCCAGGTACATACCGCGAAGCCGAAGAATTCCGCAATACCACTGAATTTGCGTCTCGTAGTAAAGCGGGATCTCGTGCTCTGTTCTCAGGTTGTTTTGCTTGATCTCAAGTTCCTGCGAAGGTCCCCAAAGATCAGCAGTGAAGGCATGGGCTGTTTTGGCCTCAAAAGCAATGTCTGTGGTGATCGGACGATTGCCATATTTGGCGATTTCTTTTTCGGTCATCTCCAGCGGACGAACTCGCTTAGCAATATCTGGATTGATGATCGCTCTGTCGATGTTTGCGATTGCCCACTCGTTTTCTGGATCAACAAATTGGTGGTTGACGTTTTGCAGTTTGAAGCCGGTTCTAAGAGCGAACTCCTTTGCGACAACTTGCTCCAATGTTGTTCCCCAGTAAAGAGAAGAGGTCATCTCATGTTCCGGAGAAAGTCCGATCTTGTCGTTCCAAACGTCTAAAGGGGTTCTCCAAGGACTTAGCTGAAGCACTGCTGCTACATCAGAACCGCCGATACCCCGGCGCCGGCCTTCCAACCATTGTTGTTTGTCTTTAGTCATGTTTTTTCCTTGCGTGTGTTGGTGTTAATAAAAAGAACTTGGGAAATCTGTCTTTTTCTATGGATTCGTCATGAGTTCAGGGATGAACATCAGCAGGATGAGAACGGCGAAGAATAGGGCGCAGGCAAAGGCGACCAGAAGGACGTTCTCGCCGTCTTCAGTCTTGGCTTTCAGGACTCGTCCGATGACCGTTAACAACAAAACCCAACCCGCTGTGAAAATTGCTAACTGGATTCCATTCATGCCTCTCATGATGTTTTCTCCATGAAAAAAGCCCCGTCGGAGGGGCTCTAAATATTTATCTATGTAAAAAAGACCACAAACTGAACTAGTTGTTGCGGCTGATTATTTTCATGATCACTTCGCCAGTCTCTCTTCTCGTCTCTCTGAGATAAAAATTGATTGCTCTGAGTTGATCAATGTCTGAGCAGTCATTTGCGTATGAAGTAGACCTTAAAAGCGTTATAACTTCAGTGATTTGCTGCTCAATGCTGAATACTTTTTGTCTTGCATCTTCCAGCGTTAGGATTGTTTTGAAGTCTTCTTTTTTAATCTTTATCATCTGACGTTTCCTATTAAAAAAGACCACATTCAAAAGCTCCCCTGAGCGCAAAAAATTGGAACTAACAAAAATTGGTAAAGCCCGAGGAGCTTATGAACGTAGTCTTGAGTTATTAGGAATTTCCTAATAACTGAGATGCTCGTCTTTCCGAGCCGCCAGGTTTTTTTTTGCACGTTCAACACGGATCCCTCTCACCCTAACCGCTATGCGCCTGAACGTCGGTAGTGGAGTGAAGCTCTTCCATCATCTCCACCGGCACTGGTACTCTTGGGAAGAGCCGTATTCTTTATCTGAACCTACCTTCAGCCAGGTTCATGAGACGTTCTGACTCCTCGCTGAAAAAGCTATTTATTTCGTCAAGCTTCTTTTGAAGAGGCTCATCCGCAAGCTGGCAATTTTTGAGCTCATACTCAAAATCGTTAATCAGTTCGGCAATCTGTTCAGCTTTCCTGGAACACTTCAGAGCGTCCTCAACATCTGAGCAATCCCGTTTTTCAATTACAAGTCTTTCCATTTACATCTCCTTTGTCATCCAAATGTGACCTTCTTGAGGCGAATGTTGATAAACATTTAAATTGCGAAAACCATACTTTTCGTACCAACGTCGAACAAACGAATCAGCGACAACCTGCAAAACAACACAAGACAAATTTTGTTGCTTGGCGATTCTCAACGCTGTCTCTAATAGTTCGTTACCGTGCCCTTGGCGACGATGTTCTTTGAAGATTTCAATGTTTGTTAGGTAACCCCTAGAAAAATCATCTAAGTAAATCAACAAACAACATTGACCAAACTCAGTTCTGACCTCAATTTGTTTAATATTGTTCATTCAAAATCCGACCACAAAAAAATTATCGGAGGGTGGGACTCGACTAGTGGCACGCCGGCGCTTTTGATTCACTCCAATCTAAGTATTCCTCAAACGTTACAAAGCTTGAAGAGAACTTTATGGCCTGTTCAATCAAATCCAGTTTGGTATCGCAATAAGTATCGAACGGCCAGCCAAGCTTGAACCCGCTGAGTATTAAGCCGTCCGCACTAAAGTCTCCGCTTTTATTCAAAACATCTATGACGAAATCAATAAATTCCTGAGCTTGAGGACTTGCCGGGAAAAGGCGCTTGAGCGTTTCGTCCGGCAAGATTCTCTCTGCGAATTTAGTGTTGTTGAACTCGCCACAAATGCCTACAAATAGAACATCCTCACCGCAAGTTACAGGAGTGAATAGAACAGGAATCCAGCGGGCCTGATACTTCGGAAGACTTGGAAAAGGTATTTTCATAGGATTCTCAGCAATATCTGCGCAGGTAGTTGTAGATTTCATCAACCTCCCAGCCGCGGCCGAACATCATTGCGTAGTCCCAGCAGTTTCCATAATCGAACTCATTTCGCTCGGCTAGCTTGTCGCAATACGCTTTGGCAGCTCTTTTCTGTTCGAGTAATTCGAGCCTTTGCTTTTCCGTTAATTTCTTCGGTTTTTCCATGGTTATCTCCAGAGAAGAAGTGCTCGTCTTTCCGAGCCGCCACCCTCCTAAAATTGAAGTGTCTAAGCTCAATTTCTAAGGAAGGAATATGAATGTCTTTAACAAGTACATCCTCTTGGTCTCTGCAATCAAAGAGAAGAGGATCGTGACCTTTAACTACGATGGTCTGGATAGAGTCGTTGAATGCGCGACACTCGGCTACACCACCGCAGGAATGCCTGCCGTTCGTGGGTACCAAATAGAAGGAGATACGCATTCAGGAACAGTCCCTTGCTGGCGTCTGTTTTTGCTCGACAGAATCCGCGGACTAGAGCTAACCGAAGCGCGTTTTGCTGGCGAACCGCCTGCTTACGAAAAATCTGATAAAGCATTCTCGCGAATCGACGCTGAGCTCTAGCTTCTGCTCCACAATCGCACGGGCCGGCGGGAAAGGCTGGCTCATTGTTTACGGCGCAATCGCTGTCGTGGACTATCTCTTTCATTGTTGCTCCTTAAAAACAAAAGGGCACTCCGATTAAAGCCATTCAGGAGATCTACAACTACTGACCGACCGTTCGGAACGCCCTTATGTTTGCGCTCTACAGTTTCTCTTGCGAGAGCGCTTAGCTCACCCAGTTCACGAGACTGGGACGCCCGAGTTTCTGTTCTTGGTTTTGATTTCCTCATCTGGTTAGCTTCTCGGGACCTCAACGCAGGTTTGCTGTTCTTGATACTGCGTGCATCTCAAATGCCTTTATTTGTCAGAGGTCTCTAGCTGAAAAGTGTTTCGTGGCTACCGTTTGCCTTACTCATTCACTTCACTGACTGCTGGTGTTCGATTGTGTTTCTTCGCGTGACCAGCACCGCCTGCATCGGCCGTTTCGAATTTTTGCGCTCACAGACTCTGCTGCTGTCTGCTGCGTCCGGGTTTAGTACTCCATGGCCCGGATTCTGAAATTGTTTACCTTAGAGGAACATCGTCTTGTCCTATAAATTTGATAAGCAAATATTACCATATAGGTAATAAAAGATGCAATCAATTAGGTTAGTTTTTTGTTACCAAGACGATAAGAATTTTTAATCAGAGGGTTTGTTGTTTTTTGGGGACAAAAAAAAAGACCGCCGAAGCGGTCTCTAATTTTTCAGATGCTTAGAGGAATTTTCTGGAGATTTTTACATCGACAAAATTCATCGGCTGTATTGGATAAGTCCATGGACCTTTATATTTTTTGAACTCTTCAAAAAGCTCTTCTTCTCCATCGAATAAGGCTCTCATTGATGTCTCAAATTCTCCAAGGCTAACTATAGTTAACTCATCCGTGTAGTGATAAGTTCGCCTCCAAAGTAAGTCAAGAAAAAGACGAAAGATTTGTTCTTGCGTTGGATTGTCTAAGTCCACATTGTCCCAAACAGGCCAGGGAAGACTGTCACATTTTTTCAGAATCGGATACCAAAACTCCCATTCATCCCAAGTCCAGTCGCCATTTGTAATTAAGTCAGGGAGCGGTTTTTTCTTATCAATCAGTGAAATGACACTCAAATCTTTTCCCATTCTTTGGAAGATTTTTCGCTTGAATTCTTTTCTTTGTTCTCTTGTGAGTCCTCTTATGTGATTCAAAGATAGGTCTATTACGAAATCAAAATGACTTTTGGTAGGCGGTCCTCCGTTAAATTCTTTCTTTTTTGTGTAAACATCTTTGTATGTGAGTTCCTCAGGAACCGTCTCTTCAATTCCTACCGATTCGACTTCGCCCTCTTTAAAGGTTTTTGTATTAACCTGAGAGCGAAACGATCTTAAAAAATCAAAAATCCCCATGTATTCTCCTTTTTGGAATAGCTGCTATTAAACAAGTGAGATTTTTTAATCGTATCTTTTGAGGTTCATTGAATTAACTACTCGTCCCAGGACTTGTAGTCTAAATTCGACTTCTTTAAGCGGAATTTCGAAGGGTCTGTAAAGGGAGTTGTCCGAAATAAAGAGAACAGCTCCGGGGATGCGCTGAACGCGCTTTACATACAAGTCTCCATCCACTAGAACGCAAAAAACACCGTCCCGCTTAAGATCTCTGTCTTGGCGGTCTACCACAATCAAATCGCCATTTCTAAAGGTTGGCTCCATTGAATCACCAGAGGCGGTTATGAGTTCATATCCTTGCTCTCTAATCTTGCTAATGTTTTCTTGGAACCAAGGACGTGAGACCTGGATTTGTTCAACAAAGGCCTCATCCTCATAATTCTGAACCCCGGCGGACCCGCAGCAGGCTTGGATGTTGATTCTTTTCAAGTTGATGATGTTGTCATCTGGCCAATCGTCTGGAGTGTGGTTGGTATCCATCCAGCCATAGCTAAGCCCCAATTTTTCTTCGATATCGCGGGCCAGCTTGTCGCCCATTTCATAAAACGTTCCGTTTCCTCTGTCAGATCGATTTCTTATCTGGCCGAGCGAAGGATGATTCCGTTTCCTGCCTAACTGTTCGTTTAGCTCTGCCAGGGAACCGGCTCTAGTAACAAGTGTGTTCAAGTTGTCTCGACGAATTTCAGCAACTGTTTTCATGATTATCTCCTTAGGCACAGATTACCAAATTGATAATTGACACTTACCAATTAGATAATGATAAAATCTAACCAAATAGGTAATGGTGGTTTTTATGAAACTTGCTGAATTTTTTGAATTGACTGGGGCTCCGTCTAAGAAGGCATTGGCCGATTATTTAGGTGTTCCAGCCTCAAATATTTCAAATTGGATTAGGAATGAACGTCCTATTCCTTCCCGTCACTGCGCAAAAATCGAACAGTTCACGAAAGGTGCAGTGAAGATGGAAGAGCTCCGGCCTGATTTTCCTTGGGATGATGCAAAGAGAGTTATTGCCGATCGGATTTCTTCCGTTTGAATAGGAGCGCTAAAAAATGCGTAAATATTCGAGCATTACACCCAAATTCTGGATAGGGAAGACTGGTCGGAAACTGAGAGGCGATATTTCGGCCAAATTGGTTGCGGCTTATCTGCTCTCTTGTCCGAACAATGACATGACCGGAGTCTTTTATTGTCCGCTGTGTCAAATCTCAGCAGAAACTGGTCTCCCGTTAGAAGCCCCTTCGGTGCCCCTTCCGAGCCCCTTCCAAGGTCCTTTAAAGGGTATTCGAGAGGCTTTAGAGACCCTTCAAAGGGAAGATTTCGCCATTTACGACTATGAAAGCGAGTATGTGTTCGTCAAAAAGATGGCGCTATTCCAGATCGCACCGGAACTAAAGCCAACAGACAAGAGAGTAACGGGCATTAGGACAGCTATCGAATCCATGCCTGATAACTTTAAGCACTTGTTTATTAAAGAATATAACGAGTGTTTTAATCTTGGTTTCAAGAATATTCCTTCACCCGAAATTCAAGAATTCGGCGTTCAGACACAAGAAGGAGACGAGCTCCCATCAAGCCCCATAGAAGCCCCTTCTAAGGCCCTCCGAAGCCAAGAACAAGAACAAGAACAAGAACAAGAAACATATACACGCACCGAAAACAACGAAAAACAGTCGGAACTTGCAGAAAATTTCGCGGGGCGTGAGTGTGAAAAACCAGTTTCTCTAAAAACAGAAGCCATTGAGGAAGAACTTCCGCTTGAAGAGCGGGAGGCAAGTGTTTCCAAAAAGGAAATAGTTGAATCGAAGCCAAAAAAGGAAGTCAAGACACAACGCCTCCAGAAACCTGAGGAACTGACTGACGAGTTTTGGCAGGACTTTTTTACTTATCGAAAGCAAAAGAAGGCGCCGGTAACAGAAAGAGTTATTTCGCTTCTTCGTAAAGAAGCCAAAAAAGCTGGCTGGACGTTGGAGGAAGTCATCAATGAAATGATGGTTCGCAACTGGACGGGATTCAAGGCTGATTGGGTTAAAGATGATTGGAAAGATCCAAATGCTCATTGGGTCTCAGCAGCCGAATACAACAAAGAGCTTCCTCCCGTCACGTATTCAACTGGTGCCAAAACCAAGTTTGTAGAGAGGCTCCATGCAGGCATGAGAGCCTACGACATCAAAGACCTTCCCAACAATAAGGAGCAGAGATGATGTTTGCCGCTGCTGCCGTTGTTCGAGACGATCAGGGTAGAACGTTTTACGAGCATCCGGACGCATTTACGACTACCCAGTTGGTCTTTTTTCCACGTCTGACTGACAGTGAGCTAGCTCTCTATCAGGCTGATGCGATCTACGAAGATGAAATTGAGGTGTTGCCCAGAAGACGGCCACAAGTTCCGACGGTGCTGTTTTCGTTCTGTGATGAGCCTAATCACATTAAGGCCGAATTTCTCCGAGGAAAGACTGTCCTGATCGACTTTATCGACGTTGACGATACGCCGGAGCTCAGAGAAACCGTCCGCCGATGGATGCTTGAAATCCCTAAAGCGCTACCTGCCGCCGTCATCGTTTCGGTGATGTTCAAAAACAAACAACTGATTGCGTGGAAATTTGACTATGAATCCAAAAAATACAAGCGTTTCGCCTGAGCTTGATGACTACTGGGGCGATCCGACAGGTGGAGCTGAAATAGAAACTTCTTTGTCGGAATACGAGAGTAGGGCATACAAGACACCTGAGTTTTTCATAAACAAGGACGTTCTTGAATTTAAAAATGACTTCCAGAACTATCTGGAAGCGAAGAAGACTCATGTATCCAAGTTCACGCTTCCCTTCACACAGACTAATGAAGGTTGCATCGGCCGACCAATCGACTTTGAATTCCGCCCTGGGGAGCTGACGGTTTTGGCTGGCGAAAACGGTTCCGGAAAATCTCTTCTACTAGGGCAGATCGGACTTCACCTCATTTCATGCGGGGCTTCTCTCTACATTGCTTCCTTTGAAATGGCTCCGGTACGGACGATCGAAAGAATGCTCATGCAGACGGTCTGCAGCACCGAGAAACGGATGATTGAAGAGCCAGACGTTGACCTCTTCTTCAAACAATTCGCCTCCAGAATGCGAATTTGTGACCTTCAGAGAAAGGTTTCTCCGGACGAACTTTTGCGTCTTCTTGATTCAGCCGTCCGCGACTACAGGTCGGACATCCTCTTTGTTGACTCTCTGATGATGTGTGTTAGGGACGATATGGACAAGAAGGAAACCGATTACGTGATGACCAAACTGGTTGAGTTTGCCCGGACCAACAATGTCCACATTGTCGTTGTGGCCCACTGCCGTAAGCGTGGCGATGCCAGTTCAAAAACTTACTCCGTCTTTGATTCAGCTTCAAAAGACTCAATCAAAGGGAGCTCCAACATCACGAACATTGCCTTCAATGTTTTCGTTTTGGCTCGTGACTTCTCCAAGGTGCAAAAGAAGGCAGAAGGAAAAGATGTCGATGACACCAAGCCTGATTTTGTTTTGAACCTGTGCAAGCAGAGAAACGGGGCTTGGGAAGGGTTTATCAAGCTTTGGAGAGACAACGCCAGTTTGAATTTCTGCACGTCGTGGACGCGTGTACCGGTGAGGCCGTGGCTCGAGCTAACGCAACAAGAGCCAGCTCCTGAACCGTATTTTTAGGAGGTTTTATGTCAGAGAGTGCATGGCAGCTATTGATGATCATTTTGGCGCCGGTCGTGTTCATCAATTTGGTGATTTTTGGGCTACTGGTGAGGGCGGCGTTTGAAATCGAAGGGGAGGAAAAGAATGCAAATTGACAGAATAAATGGAATGGAAGTTGTTCGTTGGACTGCCGAGGAATACCGGAACCTCTACGGGGAATCCGTATCGGATCAATACAGGTGGGCGAGCGAGTTAGGAGCAGACCCGGATAAAGTCAGAACGGAAACTCTGAAAGCGTGGGGACTGCTTAAACGCAATTCCGATCTAATCGGTGAAGAGCCTCTTAGGAGGAAACATGAGGTTTGACTTCTCTTACCTACTCAAATCCCTCGGTTGGATGGGCGGTTTGCTTTATCTGGCTGATGTAGGTTGGTTTGCTTACGACGGCTCAAACATTGATTACTGCCTGGCATTCCTGATCGGCATTGTGATCGGAGCGGCAATCTGCTCCATTAGGAGAAAGTCTGAATGAGCGGTTGCTGCCTCTATTGCATTCATGCTCAGGCTTACTGGGTAGGGTCAGATGGAAAGAAGCATCTGCCTCCAAAACAGTCCTTTGGGGACATGAACATTTACTGCCACCATCCCGACAAAGGCGCCGGCATCGAGTGCTATCCGATCTCGTTTGCCCGGTGCTCAGTGTTCGAGCAGGCAGGGGATGAGCAAATTCAACGCAGGAGAGACTTCTTCTCGCAGTTTGAGCGTTGGCCTTCACACGCTCAGATCATCGCTCAACGGAACTCTAATGTTCTAGAAACAGCATCAAACAATTCAAGCAAACAACACAAATCCATCAGGAGGGATAAATGAAAAGGTTTTTACAAGCAAAAGGCAGGCTCAAGGTCGGTGAAATGAACCGAACCGAGGCCGCCTATCGAGATTACCTGGAACAACAGAAAAACGCTGGGTTAATTCTCAAATACTGGTTCGAGCGGTTCACATGGAAGATTGCCTCAAACCGATGCTCATACACGCCTGATTTTTTGGTCATGCGTCCGGATAGATCGCTTGAACTCCACGAGGTCAAAGGTTCCCTGAAAATCTTTGCAGATGACAGCAAAGTTAAATGCAAGGTTTGCTCGGATGAGTGCCCGATCCCGCTTTTTGTCGTCACGCCTAAACCGAAGAAAGATGGAGGGGGCTGGAATGTACTGCCTTATTGATGATTTTGACATCCCCGTTTTCGTGTTTTGGTGGATCAACTTTACGGTCGCGATACTTGTTTTTATGAGGATCACGCTTTGGTTTGCCGACCTTCTTAACGAAAACGACAAGTTGAGACGAACTTCGAAAATTATGGGCTTGTCAACCCTTGGAATTATCTACATCTACTGCCTGTTTAGCTACGTGAGGACTCTTGGATGACAGAAACAGAACAAAAACTCATTGACGATCTCAGACCTCGTTTGGACAACTGGCGCCGGGCATATCGTGACCGTGTTGTTAAAAACGT